AAAGCTCGTGGAATAGAATTGCTTTTGATTGGCGAGGCAACATCGGTTCTTCGCCTTCTTTAGCAATTTCGCCGTAAACCCTCGCCCGATGAGGGCGGGGATATAAGGCGTAAGACGCGATAGCGTCTTAATCTGGGGTTGATTGACTTTCCACATAAGCTTTTAATGTTTCAATAGTCGCACCGCCAGCAGTGCAAGCAAAGTATGAACGAGACCACAGGGCGGAGCTTTTGCTCTGCCTTGTAAGGTGCGTGTTTTGTAGTCGTAGCATACGAGATGAAACTGCTTTTAAGTTGTTAACCATTACGCTGATTGAAAGTTTTGGAGGGTATGAGATCAGTAAATGAACGTGATCCTGTTCACCATCCATTTCTATCAATTCGCATTCGAGTTTTACACACGCTGACTCAAAAACTTCCCTTAACTGTTCGATCATAACTCCAGTAAACAACTTGCGTCTGTACTTCGTTGTAAATACCAGATGAACAACCAATTTGCTCACGCTGTGCCTTTTTCTGAGGTAATCTTGAAGCAACTCTTTGTTGTGTGCACTCACTTTACAATATCCACATAAGATAATAATATTAATGAATTATACATGTGAGCACTGAAATGTTAAGAGCAACAAAAATACGCATTTACCCAACGCAAGAACAAGCTGAGTTTTTAATCGCTCAGTTTGGTGCCGTGCGTTTTGCGTATAACAAAGCTCTGCATTTAAAATCGCACATGTACCGCAAGCATGGTGTCACACTGAATCCAAAAAAGGATATAAAACCACTGCTTGCTGTTGCTAAGAAATCCCGCAAATACCACTGGTTGAAGCAATATGATTCAATCGCCTTACAGCAATCGGTAATCAATCTTCACCAAGCCTTCGATAACTTCTTTAATCCGAAGTTGAAAGCCAAGTACCCACAATTCAAACGTAGACATGGCAAGCAGTCGAGCTATCACTGTGTGGGTGTAAAGGTACTTGATGGGGCAATTAAGCTTCCAAAAATGAAGCCTATAGAGGCGAATGTTCACCGTGAGATTGCAGGTGTGGTTAAAAGCATCACTGTAAGCCTGAGCAATACAGGTAAGTTCTACGCATCAATCCTTGCGGATGATGGAGTGGAAGCTTCAACACCACTCCATACAGTAAGAACAGTGACAGGTGTCGATCTGGGTTTGTCTCATTTTGCGATTGAGTCAAACGGCAGAAAGACAGCCAACCCAAGATTTGTAAAACGCGCTGAGAAGAATCTCAGACGTAAGCAGCGTCAGCTATCCAGAAAAGCAAAAGGCAGTGCTAATCGCGCAAAAGCTCGAATACTTGTTGCTAAATGCCATGAGAAGGTAGCGAATGCTCGCGCTGATTTTCAACACAAACTCTCTCGAACTCTCGTTGACGAAAACCAAGCGGTGATAGTTGAGACATTGAAATCAGCAAATATGATGAAAAACCGCAAACTAGCAAAACATATTGCTGATGCCTCATGGCATAGCTTTGTTGTGAAACTGGAATACAAACTGAAAGAGCAAGGTAAGCACCTAGTAAAGCTAGACCAGTGGTACGCCAGTTCTAAGACATGCCACTGTTGCGGTCATAAAATGGAAGAAATGCCCTTATCGGTTCGCAAATGGGATTGCCCATCTTGTGGTACAACGGATATTGATCGCGACTTAAATGCCGCCCTTAATATTCGTGATAAAGGCATTCTAGAATTAAAGGCGGCTGGACGGTCGTTTCTGCTTATGGAAGCTGCGTAAGTCTCGATACTATCGAGCAACGGCTAACGAAATAAGAAGCATCGCCTGATAAGGCGGTGAGAAGTCACAGGTTGTTAAAGAATCACCGGATACACCTATGGGGATAACAATCGAAGGCAATGCAGCGTTTACGGTAGAACTACCGAAAGCTGGTGCGTTTCATCATTACCCACTTGATGATAAGAGCGAAATGAACGTTGTCATGTTCAAAATGGATAACTCAACCAAAAACACACCAGAAATTTCATTTCAACTTTCTAATGCAGAGCTGAAAGAGCTTAAAAAGGTGAGTGTTTTGCCTGTGATCGGGTAATGGAGAGGTTTTATGAGTATCACTATTTTTGGCACCGTTCTGGTGCCTCAATCAATGAGTGAAGATGAAGCTCAGGCGCTTCAGCGTGAAATATCCGAGCGTGATGATTTTAAAGCTATCCGTGTGCAAAGGGATGTGACCCGCAAGGCTCATTTCTTGTTTGAAGGTGAGCGCACGATTGAATCAAAAGGGCTTGAGCACCCAGACGTTATGTTTGGCGCTTGGTGCGAGACTGGCGGCGATCCATTTTTCTATGAGCCAGCCTACAAACCAATTGCCTACTTCCTGAAAGATCGTGGCTATAACCTGTTAAGTTTTCCTAGAGAGAGATAAAGATGAGTGACAGCATAGTGCAATTGTCTAACGTGTTTGGGGTGCTGAAAGAGAAGCTGCCCACAATTGAAAATGAGTTTGACCCGCTTGAGCTGGAAGTTGAAGAGCGCGACGGTATTGTTGTCGACTACATCATTAATAAGGCCGGTGAGGGCTATGTATTGGTGATTGACGATCGTGACTTAACACCTGAACTAATCACACTGGAATTTGAAACTGGTGATGCCATGGTGGCCTATTTTGAGAAAGGGCAGCGTAAGCCAATGGTGCTTGATTCGGTTGAAAATTAAGGAGGATTTATGGCTTCAAGTTCAGCAAAACAGCTAATGAGAGCTTATACAGTTCAGGTTCAAAGTGCGGCTCGTCGTGTATCAGATCCCCACAATAACCGTGACAAAGCTTTTAAAGTGATTGATAAGCAATGCGGTAAGGTCTATCCACGAGGTAAGGCTTGGGATAGGATTGCAGAGCTTTCGGATATTTGCCTTTAGCATTCGGGCGGGTTTAACTAATGAAAATACCACAGTGGGCGCTTAACATTCTGTATTCGAAAGGGTTTCAGTTTGAAGTTGCAGGATTGAACAGTGAGATATGGAAAAAGTTCATTTCTGAATTTAATGACCAGCACTTTGCTGAGCGTGACTTACCCAATTACTTCCCTGCGTTCATTGAGAAGTTAATTGATAATGGGTGGATAGATAAAGTAAGAACGCAATTAAAGGCTTCAAAAGCTCCGTTCAATAAAGCAAAAAAAGTTCATCAATAGACATCTTAGAAGAGAAGATTGATAACTTTTTCAAAGAACAGTCGCTGAAAGGTGAAATTGTGGAATTCAAAGTTATTGTTCAGTGTCCTCATTGTAATAATAACTCTTCTATATCAAGGTACGACTTGATGCGAGGTATTGTGGACTGTGGTTCATGTAATGAGTTCTTCAGCGTTTAAGACAACCTTTTGTTGTGGCGATAGGGTGAGCGCAATGCCACCCTAAGTCCGTTTTATCGAGTAGAAAGGAACGGACATGGATAAATTAGAACAGTTAGGCCAGCAACTTGCCACGGCCATGCAGCAAGCTGATCATGCCAATGTAGGCTCGATTGGCAGTGTGAATCACAAGATAAGCCCGTTAGCGTATGAGCTAGCTAAGAGCACCAATCCCTATTTAAACCTCCTTAAACAGAATCATGAGCGATTTCAGCATGAGCATGGGCGTCCGGCTCAGAACGTGTATATGCCTATGGCTATGCTAATGTCTCTTGTTGGTGATTTGCCCCAAATGGAGCAACAGCTTTTCTGGATGTCTGACACTAAGAAAATTGAAGGTATGGAAGTGAAGCTTACTCAAGATGGCACACTTCGTTTTATTGATCAAAAAAGGCCATCGCAAGGATGGCCAAGTGTGAGACTTTCAAGGAGTTATTATTATGCGGTTACGACCGCATGGTTATTATTCAGCGCATCTAAGTAATTAGACACGGCGCCCATAGAGTTGGCGTGTCTGATTGATAGAGCGGTATTAATTGAGCCAGTTACTTTCGCTTGCTCTACTAATTCGTTGTCGACGGCGTTATTTTTGCCAGCCATTCAGCAACATCGCTCCATGCCCATAAAGGACGGCTACTGTCTACTCGTAAGATAGGAGTCGGAAAATCACCTTTTCCACGGCTACCTTTGCTGTATCGAGAAAGCGTCGCTTTCGTAGTGCCGGCCAATTCAGCGGCATCGCTTAGGCTGACCAAATCACCTATATCAACAGATAGACAGACTAAACCAGCAACTGATTCGATGTCAGATATCGCAGACATAACCGCTTGTTCGTAACTCTCGCCTTTTCGCGTGAAGTTTACGTACAGGGTGCCATTGTATGCCGCTGGGTGTGCATCGCTGCATCCAGCCTCATACAATGCGTCTGAGACATCAAACAAATCGTCGTCGGTAGTGATCTTCTTTCCGCCTACCACAATATCAAAACTGTATTTTTTCATAGCTACTTTCCTATGATGTGTGAGACTTGAAGAAGTAGGCCGCCGTTTGACGGCCTAAGTGTTAATTGCATTTATCTACTAATGAGATTATGTCTTTCGCATGGTCTTGAGGGCTGTCAGGCGTTCCCCAAACTGATTTCTGATGGCACTTGTTTTCGTTACCACAGCGTAAAATTCCCACTGCATGACCTTTTCCCTTACGTTTGATGTAAGTCCAGCCACTAGACACGGCATATGCAATCGCCGCGTTGATCTCTTTATTTTTATGATATGCGATAGGCATCTCCTTCTAAATAAGTCTCACATTGTTAAAGAACGTAGTTCGCCAAAACGGCTAACTGGTAACAATAGTAACCGCTATATATTAAAGTGTCAACGTTTGTTACCAGTACGCCAGATTCGACAAGGCGATTATACACCTAATTGAGTAAACGCCTAGTTGACACAACTCACTTAAAGCAATTAGCGAAGCCCATCAAAACAAGCCTAATCAGTGCCTTATATATCTGTAATTGTCATAACGAGAAAATAAGCAAAACAAAGCAATATGATTGAGCAATATTTCCCTGTTGCTGCGGCAATGCTAGCCAGCGTTCATCATGACCCTATTTGCATGATGAGACGAAACCATGAGCAGGCAGAAAAAGATATTTTGCGTCACTTTGCTGGGGCAGGACCAGATCCAAGCCACGGCTGTTTTTGATAACGACCTTCTGGTGATCGCCAAACTAGAAAAAATCTCTGGTGCTTTTGGTACGTGGAAGCGAAAGCTCAAGCGGGACCTAAAGAAAAAGCACGAAGAAGGCTATCACATGCTGATTGAAGAGCGTGGGGAAGAATTCAACGAGTACGCGCATAAAGTCTTACTGGAAGATGCCGACCCGAACGAAAAGCGCGGTTACATGAATATCGCCTTTGACCACTACTTCAACTTAATGCGCCTTGGTGATGAGACCGACGGCAATCAGATTGGTTGTCTGGTCCTGAACAAAGGATTAGAGCGCCACTGGATCCGTGATTCCATGGTTAACATCATGCCAGATGACCGTGGGCGTTATCGCTATGACATCGACCATGCCAAGTTTTCCGGCTACCAACGTGCGATTTTACTCTGCGTGTTGGCTGCTCGTGAGTTCAACCAAGTCAATCAAGACTATCTGGATACTTTCTTTGAGGCGATTGACGTCGAAGAGGAAGAAGGCGTGTTCTCAACGCTTCGTCGTATCACCATAGAAAAAGACTTGAGGGATCTATGACGCAGTTATCACGCCTAAGCCCTCTTAACATTCAAGACGAATTGATACGTGCTCGCTTTTATCGTGAGCTGCGTGACGGTTTGTTTGAGTGGGAAGAATGGGAAGTATCTATAGATGAAATCCGTATGCCAGAGCTGATTTCTCTCCGTTATTACGGGACCGAAAACCTTAAAAAGATCGTAGCGGTCTGTGCTGGCCTTGATGATATGCGCGAATACCTCAAAGCGGGTAGCCTTATTCGCCTACCAACCATTAAGTGGGTAAGGACTCGTATTCGCTATTACTGCCAGTTTGAGCAGGAGGGCGTATGAAGCAGCCAGAAATGACCAAGACGGTTCGTGGTCAGGATAAGGACTTTAACGAAAGGCGAAGAAACCAGAAGGCTGAACGCCAGTACGCCCGACGAACGTTATCACCTTCCGCTATCCGTGAAGCCATCAAGACCGGTGATTTACCGCTTTATCACTCAGTGTTACTGGGTTCCAAGAAAGGCGGCGATCCCTTCACTATTGATGATATGCGAGCCTTTGATAAGGCGCGTAAGTCAACGTCTAAGAAGTGGGGCCGTACTCGTGGCGCACCACTGGATCAGCTGATTGTTGCGTCTCGTAAAATTGACGTGCAACGGGCCAATACTGAAATTAAAGTCGCCCGACTCTATAAAGTTCGTGGTGACTTGCTGCATTTCAACGTTACAGCGTCAGGCAAGCACGGCGAAGACAGTTATCAGGTCCGTATCCGGTTAGAAAACTGGATGGAAGAGCTAACCCAAACACAGCGCAGCTGGATAGCAGCAGTAAAGCGCATCACATTGGGTAATGTATCCATTGACTGTCAGTGTGGCCGTTATCAATTCTGGTACCGATATGTTGCGACTGCCGGCAACTTTGCCATTGCTCCCTATGAGAAAGACTTTCCAAAAATCCGAAACCCTCAGCTAACAGGCTGTTGCTGTAAGCACCAGTTAAAAGCATTGGGCGCCTTGAAATCCCCGACCGTACAAGCACAGCTCGCTAAGCAGCTGCAGGCACAGGCTGAAAAAGAAGGCTTTGCCGGCGACAACACCGACTCGTTCTTAACCAAAGAAGACCGTGAGCAGCTAGAACGCGCCCGTCCTCGTGATGTGGACAAAGCCGCTGCTATGCAAGTGATCAACAAAATGAAGCAGGCAAAGCGTGTATTCAAGCGTCAAGTGAAAGATCCGAAGTACATCAAGAAGCTGGAAAAAGAAGTGTCAGAGCTGCGTAAACAGCTAAGTAAGCAGCAAGCCAAGGTATCAACCAGTAAGGCGAAGGCAAAGAAAGCTGTTGAGCAGCGCCAGAAACAAGCACAGAGCGCTAATCGTGACCAATTGAAGACCTTACTTAGATCAGAGCTGGACAGAGCCAAGATGTACGGCGCAGACCGTGATAGTGCGGTAAAAGTCTTCGCCAAAATGAATAAAGTGCCTCTTTCTGACGCCCAGAAACTCGCTAAGGACCTGTAATGAGTCGAATTACCCCAATAGACCGTAGACGTGTGTTTGAGCCGATCTACAGCGATCTACAAAAGACATTAGATATAAGCCCCAATGCGTTTGATTGTCTGCTATTCAAAGCGCAGCTGAACGCATTAGAGCATCTTGAAGACAGTGATGTGGTTGGCAACTTGGAAGCAAGGGAGGAAACATTTTCTTATAGTAGCCCCTCCCCAACACGAGCCATAGAATTGCCCAATGATGGTAGCTCTATTCAAATGCTGGCATTTGGCGACGGTGCGGACGAAGGCGAAGAAGTCTTTCAGATGCTCATCAAAGAGCCGAACGTACCAGAGCAAAGCGTTATCTGGATTGAAGAGCTGGTTGATGATGAAGAAATACAGGTTCGCTTGCTCTACATCGTCAAGGCTGAAGCTATCGGCAAAAATGGTTCAGGCGGTTTTAAGTACCACCTCATGCCGTTTGATGTTGGTAGTGACTTCTTGCCAGATAAGTTTGAACCAGGAGCCGGTGAGCCGATTGAGTTCTTACCAAATCCACATCCAGAGCCAAGTTTAACCGGCGTGGTGAACAAGTTGGCACAAGCAGCCAGCAAAGAGCAGATTGAATCCCTACGCCAGCCAGTACCAACGGTAAGCGAGCAGGATGAAGTCAACGAAGAAAGCCTGAACAAACAAGCTGTGGACCTCCAAGACAAAGTGGGATCCATTGCCGATATATTTGATGTATTCAAAGGGGACGATGAATGAGTACCGATCCTAATACGCCCGTCGATATTACATTAACGCCGATCACTGGTGTTGATGATACGACAGTGACGGCGCCATCCCCTAGCGACATTACCACTCAGCCAATACAGAACAAAGTTACGGTACCGTCAGTATCGGCGCCAGCTTCTGTCGACTACACGCCCGTTTCTACCTCTGACGAGGTCAATGATGAGTCGCTGAACCGTACAGCGAAGACGCTGCGTGATGATGTCAATGCCAAGCTGACCTCCTTTGCTAACTCAGTCTCTTTGATTTTGGGGCAGTTAGGGACCGAGCACAGTCAGCAGATTGTTGAAATAAACAACAAGATGGCATCACTACGAGACTCGATTAACGCAGAGCTAGCGACCATTCGCACAGAGAACGAGCAGCAGAACGCAGACATGGCAACGGCCATTAACCAGCGTTTATCTGTCGTAATGTCGAACCTGACTACGCTCTCTGGCGCAATTAAGAACAGCCAAGACAAGATAGCTGCATTAGATGCTACCTACGCAACAGATTCTGACATTGCCGCCAAAGTGGCGACTATCAATGCAGCACTGGAGCAGCTTAACCAGACGGATACGGACGTGCTGCAGCAGATGCAGGATACCGTCAATCTGGTGAACTCGATGCGAAAGCTCAAAGAGAAAAACGTTACGATTTCTAGTTCTGCCGGTACCTATGACTTTTTGACCGTTCAGGAGGGAATGGGAAGCTATCCACTGGTCACTGACTATATGGCAACTGCCACGGTAGAAGGCAATCCGCTGGTGGAAGCGTATATCACACAAAAACTCGCGGTCGGCTTCACCATTGAGTTGAAGTCAAAAGGGGTGCATTTCCGTCCTCAACCGCATGATGCCAGCGTCACGCCTGTTTCAGTTCGCGTGGCACTGACTACAACGCAGAGCTAAGCATGACAGTAGACTCTAAGCGTTATGGTGATTTAGCAACGGAACAACAAGTTGCCAATGCCAAAGGTGAAGCTCAGGCAGGCATGGTCTCCACGCTGGCATTTGAGCAGTTTAAACAGGAACTGATGACGGCAGTTGATGCCATCACTAAACAAAACAACGATTCAGCAGATCGTTTAAGTGGGAAAACCAATGCGTAAACAATATAACGAAACTTTGGGAGGTCGTCATGAGTGACTTTCAACCGCTAGTAGAAAGTAATCGCCGTTTAACTGAAACGGTTGAGAATAAAGTTGGCGAAATTGATCAGCGTGTAGAAAGTGCTGAGCAGGAATATAACCAGTTAATTAATGGTATTCGTTCAGATTTCCCGTTCTACAGGTTAACTAAAAACCAAGAGTTAAAGATTGGGGGCGTTTTAACTGTTGGCTCTACAGGCACTCCTGATGGTTGGGCCAATCGTGATGACACAGGGCACCTCGTTGAACTTGTTGCATTTACTGAGACAGGCGTTGACCCAGAAAATAAAAACCCAATAATTCAAGATATGTTTACGGATTTATTGGGTGGGGTTCCAAAACATAATCAGCCTAATTTTGCTGTAATTCGTGTAACTACCAAACCAGACTATCCACCACAGAGTATTTCTAAGTTATTTACTCTTTATCAAGGGCCTATCCCTGACGGGGTTCCTTTGACTTTTGGTGGTTGGATTAAAGTGGAGTCCGGTGAGGTTCGCTTCCTAAGCAATGCGATCTCTGATGTAGTACCAGCAGACGGGAAGTGGCACGAAAAGATTCGACACGCTGATATGTCTAATGGTGGGGCTAGTTATACATTTGGGCCGCACCTTTATATCGAACCTGGAGCTAGTTGCCTGTTGGCATTACCAGCTGTGGTTGCTGGAAAAGTACCTCAAGGTAAGTGGGGCTTTATTAATAAACCTGTTTTGGAGCATGAAGGCTAATGAGTGACTTTGTAAAAACAACAGATGTTATCGGTGGGAAGCGTGCTCAATTTGATATAGATAATGATTATCGCCGTTACTTAAAAGAAACAGACTGGTATGTAATCCGTGAGCAGGAAACGGGTGAAGCGATTCCTGACGACATCAAACAAAATCGAGCCAAAGCAAGAGCGGAAGTGCAATCTCCGTTCGCAGTAAATCTGTAACACATTTTCGTGTTGGCGATCTCAATATAGAAAAGGGGTAGCGTTTCGCTATCCCTTTTTTTGTTGGGTAGTAACCATGACCGAGATTACTGAAAAGAACGACATTACCGATTTTTACCCCGTCGATGTGGCCTTTGGTGGTCATATTGTTGATGCATTGGCTGAGCTAGACTCTGAAAGCTGCCCGCATCATGTAAAAGCTTTCCTGCAGCGCGATTCTAAGCAGCAAGTGTTTCGTGGTGACTATGACTCACCCAAAGCCTTTATTCAGGCAATACGCCAGTTTCAAAAGCAAACGGGCAATGATGGCGAACGTAAGTTCAATGCTGCTCGTTTGCCGCTAATCAACTACTACCGTCCGATCGGTTTCCGTAGTGCGTCCGCTGAATACGCTCAGTTTGTAGAGAGCGTGACTGGTTGGGATGACGCACTACTCAAGAAAACCAATATCAGTATCAGCTACCTTGAGCTGACTTATCGCATTGTGTTTATGGCAAATGATAAGGCGTCAGTCGAGCGTCTAGTGCTGGCTTGGCACATGCATATTGCTCGTCGCCGTGCTGGTGGCCATCGTTTCAACGTCACTTACTCACTGTTTGGTGAGGACATCGACTTACCGATCACCATAGAAGACTCTCAGACCATTGAAGCCAACAACTTGAGCCATAACTACGCTGATGGTCGTCTTTATGCCGTGGACGTCGAGCACAAGGTCAATGCGCCTATCTTATATGGCAAAGGAGTAGGGCATATTAGTCCTATTCGCTGGATGGTGGAGTTCAGGCCGCTTGAAGAGGTGTTCTCGTGAGTCGCCATGAACACCAGTTAGTTCAATCCATTATCTACCACTATGAGGATAAGCGCGAAGAGTTGGACCTGTCGTTTCTAAAAGAGGCAACGTTCGTAGAAACCACCATGCTTGACGGTCCTAAGCTCATCATTGAGTACGACGACAAAGAGAAATTCTTGCGTGATGATTTAGAGATAAAGGAAAGATCCGTTTTTACCGTAGTTTTGTCGGATCCTGTTAATCAGGACGCACTCAACTGGGAAACACAATGGGTAGTCATGACCATGCCAGCCAGTGAAGGTGGGGTTATTACCTTTAATCTGCTTTTAAAAGCCCTTCATGACCTAAAAAAGCCAGCCCCCAGTGCGCGTTGCTTCGTGAAAGAGCCTGTTAGTAAGGTGTTGCGACAGTTAGCGCCAGATCTTCCGCTCGATGTCGGTACGTTCCCTATCCGGTTGGATTTTCACTTGCTGCCAGCTCAGCGCCCCTCTCGTCTTATTCGTCAGATGGCGAAAGAGTTAGGTGCATTAGTGTTCATTCGTCGTGGTACGTTGGTGTTTCGTACATTGAAAGAGCTGCAGCAACGAGCACCTACCTACATCTACCATTACAACGACACTCGACAGCAGCACCAAATAGCCCAGTACACATTACCAAACGACAGCTCATTAATTGAAGACCTGACTCAACGGCGCTTTGTTGGCTGGGACGACAAGAAAGGCATGGTTTATTCCGGCAATTACTCAGCGGCGCCTATTGAACATTCAGGCGTTACCAATAAGTTTGTTCTGGATAACCTAAGCAAAATCCCCATTCCCGTTTTGGATACGTACATGTTTGGTAATGGCGGGTTAAGGGCAGGGGATGTGATTGAAATGATCTGGAACCGTTCAGATCTCGAAAGACCCATTGATGAAAGCCTGCCAACGCTTGTTGTTATTGGGTTAGTGGCACATAGCTACAAAAATAAGAAATATTACAACCGTATCAAAGGGATACTGGACAAACACTAATTAGGTATTTAAAGGGTATTCAATGGATAATCCAGCCGATCTCCTGCTCCAACGACCAGAGCTAGAAGCCGTGGTAGTGAGCGTGCAGGATCCAGATAAACAAATGCGTGTACAGGTGCGCGTATTTGGTGTGTTTGATGATGTGCCAGACAACAAACTGCCATGGGCAACTTATAAACTCCCAGTAGGTGCCAGAGTAGGGCAAGGTGATTTTACGCCCGTTCAAGCGGGGGATTTAGTCTGGATTGATTTTCCGTATTACACCCATGGACGCAAAGACACTCGTCGCCCACGGATCACCGGTTCAGTACATCACAGCCCAGAGGGTATCCCAAACCTGCCTCCTGAAGCTTTTGAAGGTGAAGGACGTTACCAGCACAAACGCAGCCATAAAGAACCAGCACCAGAGCCGCAGGGCTATCACGAAAGCAAAGTGTATATCTTGCATGGGATGATGTTTGAAGTTGAGAAAGACAGTGTATATCGCGTTACGCACATGCCGACTGGCTCAGCGTTTGAGTTTGATGCGCGTGGTAACTCTATTTTGCACGTAGAAGGCGATAGCCATCACTCAGCGACGGGTGATATGGAAAATCACGCTGACGGTAACATCAACAATGAAGCTGGCGGGAACCTGACCGAAAAAGTCAGTGGTTTCTGGAAGATTAAGGTTGATGGTGCCGCTCAGGTGGATGCCAAAACAATTAGCCTTAATCAAGGCAAGGGAGATCAAAAAATATTTAGAGCTTGTGACTTGTGCCTTCTGACAGGTACAGCTCATGGGCAGGGTTCAAACACTACATTTGCAGGAGATTAAGATGCCACTTGAAGGTAAAGAGTCGACGATGGCAAAAAACATCATGGATTTCATGGAAGAGGCAGGGTTAGATCCAAGAGCCTCAGCCGCACTGGGTGAAAAAGTATGGACCGCCATAAGTAAAGGGATCATTAAAACCATCAATGATGAGGGACTGGTCGAGGTGAAAGGCGGTGGTTCATACGGCGGGGAAATGGCGAAAATCAAATAAAGGTCATTGCTTAAAACTAGCTATATTCTCGATATGTCAACAAGGGTGTAATTCTATGAATTGCACCCTTTTGTTTTGTGGTTTCCCTACTTGCTAAAAATCGGTTGTGTAAATTAGAACTCCCGTTTGTCTGCCGTCTCGAAACTAAAATTTTTGTGTTGATGCTGGGTATTGGCGCTCTTGTTAGCCTCATCGCTGAAAAACCATGTTTGAAGCACCAAAGCCGGTGCGCAAGTCCAAATAAGGAAGAGACAATGGGAACTCCTAGCACAGAACAGGCGTACCGCGAACAGGTCGCTACAATCAATAACAACGCTTCACAGCTTGCGCAGCATATTATCGATCCGCAGATGGATAATGGTGAGATCATCACCGACAGTGCTGTTCGCAATGAAGCCATCGTTCAAAGCCTCGAAGGTTCTATCTTTGATAATGCTGGCGAAATGTCACGTATGGTTGCTGGCTCAGCGGCCAATGCCGTTCGTCACTATCATTCAATGCACGGTGAAATGCCGTCTGCAGAGCTGATGTCGTCCATGCATAACAGTATTTCAAATATGCTGGACCCAAATACAGACAACCCTAAACTAAGAGCGATTCTCGATAGTGCCGGCGACGGTGCAATGAGTTCGTCTGAAGGGATCATTCAACGTAACCGCATGGTTGCCTTGGTTGTTCCAGTTCAGCTCATGATGGTCACTAACGACATGGTGACGCACATTCCTGCTAACTATAACAAGTCAGAAATCTTCCGTATTAACCGTGTTGCGGGTTCTACGTTTGGCGACTTGAACGAAGGTGATGTGATTGACGTTGATTTCAACGGCCAATACTCAACGATGGACCAACGTCACGAGATTGGTAGCGGTGATGGTACCAAAGTGGACTTCAGCTTCGATATTGCCAACAAGTCTAAAGCTATGCCTTTTGTTAAAGGTAAGGTTCGTATTCTTGTCGATCGTATGCCGGTTGGTGGTGATGATGGCAAAGGCGGTATTTTCGGCAAATTCATTGACGCAGACGGTGACACGGTAACATTCACAGGTACTGTGAATTATCAAATCGGTCAACTTGCTTTGAGATTCTCGAAAGCTCCTAAGACTGGTATCGAAATCCACACCATTGCAGATATCTCTATTGAGAAAGACCCATCGCTTATCCCGACCGTTGAGCACGAAATGGTGAGCTATGAGCTTTTCCCGCACGAATCTGCGTTGGTTAGCTCTAACTCTATCCAATCTCAGTTCACTGGTAAGCGTGAATACAATATTGATATTGCAGGTATGCAGCTGGCAACTGCACGTAACCTGATGGCAGCGGACAAAGACCGTAAGCGCCTAAACGATATCTACTTCTACGCCAAAGGCGAGAAGCCCTTCGACCTTACAATTCCTTCTGGTCTGTCTTACCGCCAACATTACGAAATGATCCAAACGGTTCTGTTGGCAATTTCAACAGAGCTAATGAACCGCACTAAACGTAGCGGTCTGGTTGGTCTGGTTGCTGGTCGTGAAGCGTCGCGTGTGCTCAAGTCTCTTGGTGCGCCACATTTGGTGTATGCGCCTAACTACCGCCAGCTACCACAGCCTCATTATGTGGGTACCGTCTTTGGCTACAAGTTCAAAGAAGACCCTCATATGCCTGACCCTTGGAAAATCCTGTGTTACGCCAAAGGCCGTGAGCACGGTGATGCGGGTTATGTGGCGGGTGATGCGATTTCTGCTATCAACTACGCGCACAGCATTGGTCGCAATTTGAAGCACGAAAACACGCTCTACGAGCTGGCTTATCGAGATCTTCACCCTCACAACGGTCGTGACTGGTTCATGTGGTTGAAAGTTATCCCTAAAGCTTAATGTCTCCACTGGGCGCTGCATGATAGCGGCGCCTACTTCTTTTAACTAAGCAGGAATTTTTTATGGCAACCACAAAGAAAGCCACAACTCGCAAGCCCGCAGCAAGCGCTAAAGAAAATGCTGGCGACAAGTCAACAACCGAAAGTACTGATACGGGTACGGAAAGTTCAGGGGGTGTTGTGGCGGGTGATTCATCATCCACTGAAGGCGCCAACGCTGGTAGCAATGGTTCAAGCGACGCATCGAGTGCTGATTCTGGTACCACTGAAGGTGATGCTGATACCGGCGGTGATGTCGCTGGTTCTGGTTCAGTCGATGGTGATACTGGTACGGGTGATTCATCGGGCGCGGACGGCACTGACTCTGGTACCGCTGACGGTAATTCTACTGGCGAAGTAACAGGGAACGAAGGCGACACAAGCAAAGGAACTGAAGAAGGTGACACCTCTTTGCTGGAGACAAATGAAGCTTTCGAAGTGCTACTGACCAACAACAGCGTCTCTGGTCACGAAATCTTGCGTGCAGACGGTAGCGTTTTAGCTATCGACGGTCATTGCAAAGCACTACCAATCACGACAGATAAAGAAGAGCTGGTCGCTATTCAAACCGCTCTTGCTGATAAGCCGTGGGTAGAAATCAAACTTAAAGCGGAGTAATTCAGCATGTCTGGAATGATCAGCAAATCTATTACCCAAGCGGCAGGAATTGCCGTTTTACCGCCGATTGACAATAACTACACCACGGGTGGCGGTGATTTCGCGGTTGGTGCGTGTGTGGTTATTGCCCCAAAAGGTCCAGTTGGCAAAATTATCACTGCAACTGCAAATGATAGGGAAGACCTACTAGGTCGTCCACTGCCAATGAATCAAGGCACAAAAGCGGAAGGCTTACGTCACCTGAAAGATGCACTAGATGACCTACAGTACTGTCACGTTGTCCGTGTTGTTGCAGATGATGCGAAATACCCATCTATCGCACTGCCTATTGCTGCAGATGGCGCTACCGCTAAATCATCACATAGCTATGGCACATCATTAAGCTTGGCAAGTGGTCATTGGTTGGCGGTTTATCCTATCGACGGAGACCCATCAATCAAACGTCGTATGGTGATCAGCGAGATTAATGCTGATGCTAAACGCTTTACGTTGTCGTTTGAAGAGCAGATCAGTGGTGAATGGCTGGCAATGCAAGGTGAAAGCTATGTTGTGGGTGTTGATGTCGATGATATTGACGACTCAGGGCTAACAGCTTACCTACCAAATGTATTGGAAGAGCGCTCTGGGCGTTTCCGTGCAGAGCTAGCGACTACTGTCGACTTTGCAGTCGTTAAAGTATGTGAAGAAACATTTGAAGGCGGTACTAATGGCGGTGAGCCAACGCTAGACAACTGGAAAGCCGCTTGGGACTTGCTAAAGACCGACGATATCGACTTTAACCTGTGTTTTGCCGCTGGTAACTATGACCCTTCAGCCATTGCGCACATGATCACGATAGCAGATGGTCGTTTAGCTCAGTACCGCTTTGATGTGCCGCCATGGTTAACCGAAGAAGCCGCTGCGCAATGGCTGAAAGATGCCAACCTTGAGTCTTATCAGGCGTCGTGCTTCCACTATCCATACAAGGCAACCGACGAATGGTATGGCGGTAAGAGTGTATGGGGCTTATCTGGCGGAGCAACCGCTGCGAAAGCGAAGTGCTTTGCAACGCCAACAGGTCACGCCGCAGTCAAAGGTGCTCACTTTACCGCAGCTGGCGAAAAGCGCGGCACGATCAATCGTCGTGGTATTGAACCGCTTCACCTAACAGGCAAGCTACAGCCAACTGAACTGGTCAAAGCTCGCATTAACCCTGTGTCAAAAGGCAAGGTGATTAATGACTGTCTGAATATCTGGCACAAGAACAACTACCTTCGCTTCGAACACACAACAGCAGTTCTCAATGATCTCTGTCACGAGTTCTTACAAGCCGCTGCAGTTGTCCAGTTTGAACCTGACGGTTTTGTGTTGGAAAACCTACAGGAACTTGCAGATAAAATCTGTAAGAAGCGCTATGAAGCGGGTGCTTTCGTTAAGCCTCGCAATCCAAATAAAGACGGTAAAAACCCATGGCGTATCACGCTAAAACAAGTTGAGCTGGACTTCTGGCACATTGAAGTTGCTTACGCTCAAACTGGTGTAGCGCGTCGTATCGCAATTCAACCTCGTCTGATGGCGTAATGGAGTAAATATGTATTACGGAACAGGTTACCCATTTGGTGGTTCTGATCCTGTGTTTGATTCAGTTGGCCATGTGCCAGCTGACAAACCTCAGAACGACTATGAAATCCCTAATCAAATTCTGGATGATGCCAGCAATGATTTGGGCGAAAAGCAAATCCGCGCTAACGCCATGGCTGCAGCGCTAACATGGCTAGAAGATAACGATGCAAGTTATTCAAATTTCGAAGCCATTGTTGCCGGTCTTTCTGATTTTGATGAAGACGGTGAAATCACAGAGCCAGAAGAAGAGCTTTTCAATGAGATCTTAACGATGGCCGCTGATTCGCTGGTGGAGCTAGGCGCTAATGCTGCCAATGTTCAATCCTTTATTGATGATGAAAGCGAAGAAGCGGGTGAAAAACTGCATACCTACCTGAACAAAAAGCTATCAGACAATGAAAAATCTGATGACGAGTTGATCACTGAGTATGCAGTAAAAGCCAAGCTCGTGCTCGATGCCACTCAGCGAGTGGTCCGTAATGGCAAAGTGAAGGTCATTAAAAAGCCCCTGAAGAAAAAACGCATGTCTTCTGCACAAAAGTCTGCACTGAAGAAAGCGCGTCGTAAGGCGAATAACTCAGGTGCGCGACGTAAACGTGCCAAGTCCATGAAAACCCGTCGTCAGCGCAGCATGTAATGGCGAAGGTATGGCAATCCGCGGGGGCGCGGACCGTTGGTAACAACGATCCGAAAGTCAGCCAATACCTTAAATGCTGGATAAAGCAGGGTAACACCTGCGTTGTCGGTGTCATTGGTGAAGGTACCGCGAAAGAGCTAAACGCGAACTGGAATAGTCCTTTTGAGGGTGATTCCGTTGGTTCGAAGTTCAGCAAAGCCGGTGGTGTTCTGCAGACAGGCGCTGTCACAGACTCCACCAACGGCATGACGTCAGTCACAACCCTCTCAAGCCGTCAGGTTTGGGAGGGAAATCAACCTCATGCATTCCCTATTGTGCTCTCACTTTATGCGTTATCTGACCCTAAAGCAGAAGTAGAAGACGCAATTATGGAGTTAGAACGCATGTTTTCTCCTGAAGTAAATGCGATTTCCCCAGTCGGCAATCCTATTGGAGATAGTAACGCTGTTGGCCGTGTTCCAAGTTCGGTCATGGTCAATATCGGGCGCAATGTCGTGCTAAGTGGTTGTGTGATTGAAAGTATGTCAGCTCCTTTAGATGGTCCTCGCAGCCGTGACGGCTACCTAATGAAAGTTGACGTTCAATTAATGATTCAGTCTGAGGCAATGCTAAATCGTTCTCAGATCCCTTCAACATACGGTTAATTGGAGCTAAACAATGGCTGTACCAAACGCAAAAGGGAACGTCGACTTACTGCGACAATCCCATAAGAAAAACGTCGCACTCGGTGAGCGTGCGGTTGCATCGGATTTTACCGTCATAATCCGAGAGTATCCGGAACTCTCAGCACTTATTCGAACCGCTCAGCTGCCTGAAGAAAAGCGTGGTGAGCCGGTGGAAGATCAAGGTCAATATGGTCAAGGCTTCCGTCAATATGGCGCAACAAAACGTGACGGCGACATGGCGGCTCAAATTGTTGAAATCAAACGTGGTGATGTCCTAAAGACAATTGCCAAGATTGTGGACAACAAAGAGTACGTCAATATTGAAGTTCTTCTAGACGGTGAAGATATCGAGAAAAAGGGGTATCTACTCGAAGATGTAATGATAGCTGCAGACCCTGCAGATCTAGACACAGAGAATCGCACCGGAACCGTGCGCATTCCTGTTACCTTCCAATACAACTGGTTTGAACGCCTCGGAGGTTATGCAGGATGACGCCAAACGCCCTATTAGAGCGCGTCAAAGGGCAGTTCGTAACCCTTTACCATGACGAGCCAGATAAACTCGAAGCATTGCTTATACAGGCGCTTAACGAGTATCAAGATAGGGCAGGTGTGATCCGGTCAGTTACGCTGACATTGGACCAACAAAAAGCAGGCGGTATTCCGGTACCGCCGCACTTTATGACCGTTGCAACGGCTAATGATGTTGATCAAGTTTGGCATGAGGTTTCATCTTCTGAAGACACGCTAAACATAGTGACAACGGATTACAGTGTCGCACCGTTCAAGATCCAATATATGGAAGCGATTTGTCAGTACGACTTAGACAACGATGTTCTGCCGGCTCATATCACGGGGATGCTACAAAAGTACCTCAAAGCCCTTATCGACATTCCGAATACAGAGCGTGAACAATACTCTCGCAGCGCTGCAGGCTTACCTCTTGATGGTATGCCGCAATTGTCTGAGCTGCACGAGCGTAAGCGCCAGTTAGAAGATGAAATGGAAGAGTCAGGCAATATGCTAATGCCTTCCATGTTGCTTTAGGAGAGCGACCATGCGCCACAATGACGTTTCAATTGGTACGCCTTTATATTTTTACCAGATCACCCCTGAAGGTCCGCTGGTGGGCGAGTGGCATACTTGCACCATAACAGGGGAGCACGGTCAGGTTTGGCTTGTTAGCCATGAAAATAAAGTCTATGCCGTTGATAAGGCGACCCTTGTTAGCGAGCGTATTGCTTTTTATGCCCAAAAAGCACCGGAGAACGAACCTAGAGGTTATTACGTACTTTCAGAATCATTACGTCAGTACTTTATCTCTAATAGACACCGGAAGATGCCGTACCCGTTGATTCGTCAGATCTACGATATGGTTAACGGCCATGTGGCGGAGACGTCTGATGGCCGCTGATTTTAATCGTGAAAAAATGCTGGTTAAAAAGCAGGTCCACACACCATTTCAGCATCAATGGCAGTTTCGCCTTGAAATTGAAGAGCAACCCCTAGACTTCGAAATCTTCATTAAAGATGTGACCTATGGCCCTATTGAGCTGGAATATGAGCCAGTAAAAGTCGGTGTAAATCAACTGCAGTTCCCAACGGGTGTTATGCCCGTCTCAATATCCATGACAGTACGAGATCATGATGATGAACGCATCCATAAATGGTTTGCGGAATGGTCCAGTAAAGTTGCCAATGGTGACGGCACAGTCAACCCACCATTAAACCCTGAAACCAAATGGATTAGAGACTGGAATAAGTACACCTTGATCCACAAGGCCAAAGGGTTTGAGGAAATATTGTCTGAAACCTACCCAGTCGCCCCAGTACAGCTGGGGGATGTCACACAGAGCTACAGCGAACACTCATTTAAAGAATTTCCGCTGACTGTTATTCAATTTAGGAGTTAAGCATGTTTGCACCGTTTTCATTACCCAGTAAGCCTATCCAGCAAGTTCTTATCCGAGAAGCGAGCACTGCAGAAACACTAGATTTCTGTGATGTGTTACCTGAGCATGAAGAGTCGCTAACAACGAAGTTTCTCAATACGATTCAGGACAAAGAGGCTTTTACCAATTGCCTTGATTGGACAGCAGAAGATCGCCGCTTGGCGTTATTCTGGTACTGGATACATACCACCGAAGATACTTATGTCTCTCTGGATTATGACTGCCCTCATTGTAAACAGACGCACACTCATGAATTTGACATGCGTGACTTAGCGGAGGGGTACGAAGAAATACAGGGACTCGCTAGTCGTGACCTCGAATTTGAAGGTAGAAAGCTCATCATATCCCCACGAACGGGGAAACACATGGAAGAGCTTGAGAATATGCGCCTTGCTTTAATGATTGAGCAAGAAGGTTCGCCGGCAGCAGTTCGTAAGCAAGCTGATATCCGCTTTCAAAAGCTCAAGTTTGCCTTACATATGGCGGATGACCACGAAGATAACGCCCGTAGACGGGAGGCTAATCTTCATAATTGGCTACGAGAGCTTCCAGAAACAAAATATCAAGCTCTGCAAAACAAAGTGTGTGAGATCCTAGAAAGCATGACACATGGCTTGCCGAGTAAGATTATGGATGACGGCAAGATTATGTTGCGGTCGCCTAGTCATGTTTGCCCTACCATCAAAGCCAAAGAAAATAAGGAGGTGACAACTGAGTTGTTGCTTCCCTTTCGGAATTACAGCCGGATTCCGCGAGTATAGCAGTCGTTCTTGGGACGTCATGCTCAATGAGTTGTCCCTTGATGCTGGTCAACCGATTGATAGCCTGCTTTGCTCCCCTAGAAGCCGTGTTTTGACCATGCATAAACGTTACAGAAAGGCGGGGCAGTCGTGACCATTAAAGAAACGCCACAATCAGAAATTGTTGTCGACCCAAACCAAATGTCACCTGTCGATCAGGTGACAGACAAAACACAACAAGACGAGGATTTACAGCCTAAAATCCTCGCTATTCTTGATAAAATCGAGTCCAACACGTCAGCCTTATTACGACGTGAGCCACGGGCTTTAGCTTCCACTTCTCAGGCTGTTCCTGCGGAAAATAACAGCACTAAGTCAGTATTAAAAACACACCAAATTAATACCAATCAAGTATTAGTTAGCAGCACAAGCAAAACGCAAGTATCTAAGGTTAGTAAGGGCGGAGAGACTTCTCACTCTTCGCTCCAAGTGGATAAGCAGTCGTCTATTGCTGGTGGCAATGACCGGAGTCACGCAAGTACTGTTTCACAAACCCAATACCGTGAAAAACAATCGGAATTGGTTCAAGAGAAAAACAGTCAAGCCCACGATGCAACCGTAAGCAATGCCAAATCAGAAAGCCATTTGGTAGCGCAGACTCGTCCTAATGGCTCAACAGGAAGTCACGCTGAGCAGCCTACAGAGAAGCGAGTATCAACGCCTAGAGTAGCGAAAGCCAATAAAGATACGGCGCAAAGCATTAATGAACCAGCAGCTGTCAAGCCAAAGGAAGAGAGACAGGAAACACCGCCTCAAGAAGCGCCGACTTCGACAGATGCAGTTAGCTCCAAAAAGCCAGCGTCAAACCGAAATAAGACACGCAAAAATAAAGCAAACACACCCAATCCAGATCAGGCTAATCATGGTGATAAGTCAACGCCAGATGAAAGTTCATCAACCACGGCCAGCCAGCAAGCGCAACAGGACCAAAAAGAAAAACGTGATCGCTCAAGCCTATTTAAAACAGTAGGGGATGTATTCAAACGAGCTACAGAAGAACGAGAAGAACTTGAAGCTGGGGATACTGCGACAGATGCCGCTGGTTCTGTTGTGGGTGGTTCACTGTGGGAAGCCGCAAAAGAAGTTAAAGAAGCCGTTGATGACGTAAAAGGTAGTTCGCTTGGGCAGAAGGTCATTGAAAAGGTAACTGGTAATAAAGAAGATGATGGATCCAGTGACGACTCATCACCTGCAGAGGCGGTTGCCAAAGACAAGCCTAAAGGTCCTGTCAGGGATGAAAACGGGCGCTTCATCAAGCGTTCTGAAGTCGATACCTCAAACCAAGACGTGCAGAACTCAAAGCAGGTCGTGGTATCAAGTGAGCAACAGCATGATAGCCAAGAGAATGTCAGGTCTTCTGATACTCGCAATATTGATACCAATACAACACTAGATAAGTATCAACTAAATACTAACAAAAAACCAAAAGCCCCCGTTAACTCTAAAGATGATGCAAAAGTAGCGCTCGCATCAACCCACTCTGTCCGAGAAGGTAAGAGCCGAGAAAGCAATAGACACAAAACCAGTACTACCTCTGCCAATGTCGTAAAAGAAAGAGAGAAAGTTAAAAGTAATGAAGCTATCGCTGACCGTCTTGATGAGCAAGCTGAACTATCACAAAGTCAGCACAAAGAGCTTATTAAGACCATAGAGAAAAAAGAGTCCGGTGGTGAGTCTGGTGGATCTCTCATGGATAGCGTGAGCGACCTAACCGATATGTTTGGGGGCGAAGGCAAAGAGAAAGGTGGTAAGCGAAGAAGAGGTAGAGGGCGAAAAGGCCGACTAGGCTCGTTACTCGACCGATTTAAAGGCAGTAAAGCATCCGTAGCGAGTCGCAACGCCACTGCTCTTAAATCCGCGCCTACGACCAAGCTTGGACGAGTCGCACAAGGGGTTAAAACGGCCACGGGTTCACTTGCAAACACTGGTGTAGGAAAAGCCGCTGGTGGCGCACTAAAAACGGTAGGCTCTGTCGCTAGTCGCGCAGCCGCGCCTGTTGCTGCTCTCGCAACAGGGTATTTCAAGTACAACGAAGTCAAAGACAGAGAAGATCTCACAGGCTCACAGAAGGCGGTTCAAGTTGGAGCAACAACCGCTGGCTCCCTTGGTGGTGCCAGTGCTGGTGCTGCCATGGGCGCCGCAATGGGTTCTGTCGTTCCTGTTGTCGGTACTTTAATAGGCGGGTTACTTGGTGCTGCAGTCGGTGGCTGGTTAGGTGGTAAAGGTGGAGACATCGTTGGCGAGGCGGTTAGTGACAAAATGGAAGGCACTGACGGTAAGACTCGCGCTGAACGTGAGTTGGAGTCTGCTAAAACAACCCACCAATCAAAAGAAACGACAACCGAGAACAGCGATAAAACCGAGCTTTCAAAGCAACAGAATGCATCGGTTCAGGCAACAGCAACAGCAAAAGAAAACCAATCCCAACGAAAAGACAGCTCAACGTCGACTCAAACGGTTCAGGCTTCTGAAGCGTCTGTATTACCAGAGCAGCTAAAAGCAACGCTACCAGAAATCAGCCCGTCTAAATCAGCTTTAAACAAGGTGAACACCAAAGAAACGCGATCAGAAAAAATAGAGACTGTCGCAAAGATTGATGAAAAGAAACTGGGTAAAGCCATTGTCGATGCTATGGACAAGTCTAAACAACAAAGCGGTGTTAGTGCGTCCTCATCAGGGCCTCGCTATGCTGCCTCTCAATCGAAAGCCCCTTCGGTACCCGCACCGATTAAAACGGAATTCGAAGACAAAACACTTGTGTTGATGGCACATGACAGGATTTAAGAATGGAAGAGCTTAATCACCTACTCAATGTTAACAGTACTGGCCTTGCCGTTTCATTTGATGGCAAAGCCCTGAACAACAACATAGAAGAATGGTTTGATAATCCAGAGCATACAATTGCAGATAACCCAGCTTGGGGCCATAACTTGGCGCCTTTCCAGTTCTGTGCGCAAACAGAAGATGATGCAGTGATGATGGAAATGGCAATCGTGGGAAAGTTACCCCGTGACGTTCAAGGGGTAGTGATCAAAGGAGTCCGTGTGACTTTTCCTGAGATTGACCTCTGTCGCATTCTCATAAGCCATCAATACGGCCTATTCGATAACAATATTCCACTGAGGTAGCCCATGAGCAATCTTGATAACAAGGCAGAAGCACGCGCTTCCTTTACCGACATTATTCGTAAAAAGCCGGTACTTGAGCCATTGGCGGATAGTCAGGTTATGCAAGGGATCAACACCTTTCAAAATCTCGCTTTGGAATACGCTGTTCACAAATTAGAACGCGCAAGTCAAGAAGGCTACCTGAGTACGGCTTATAACCGAGGTTCCATCTTGGCGCTAGCAGAAGATAGGCAGTACTTGCCTCGCAAAGCCGCACCAAGCCGTGGTCAAATTCGGATCCTGAATAAGCAAAACCGCGACCGTAGCGTTATGGCCTATTTCCCTATCGTTTCAGAAGATCAGGTTTACTACATGGTCAATGAAAGTGTGCGGGTGGCAGCTGGTGGCGAAGTCGTTGTTGATGGTTGTCAGGTGAAGCGTCATGAATTGTCATTTTTGGTAGAAAAAGAGCAGCCCTTTCTTGAGTTTGAGTTTGGCAGAGAGATCAGTGTTAGCCTGCATAAATTCAGAGTATTCATTGATATGGGGGATGGGTACGAGGAATGGCAACCAACAAGCCGATTCCGTAACGCTCGCGCTGATAAAGTCTTTGATGAATTCTATTCTCATACCGATCAGGTTGGGATCCGCTTTGGTAACAATATCTTTGGTCTCATTCCGTCAAAAGACGCCAAGATTAAGGTTGAGCTTTGGCTAACTGAAGGGGATACAAAGCTGATGCCAAGCCAGCCACTTACCCCTGTCGATGACAATGCCGAAGAAATAGAATTTGAGACCGCTTCTGTCTTTACTGGTGGTGCGGCCCGTGAAGAAACGGATGAGTTACGCCGTAATGCTTTGTATTACCCGCTCTACGATGACAATCACGTTTGGGATGACGATTACCTCTTCTTCATTAAACAGCATTTTCCAGAGGTTATTTGGGGTAATGTGTGGGGGGAGGCCGAACAAGAAAAGATGGACGGAGAGCTGAAGATGGAGAACGTAAATAAAATATTTCTCTGCGTCTACGCGCCTGACAACGCCAATATTGGCAATGAAATTGAAGCGTATATGAAAGAGCATATTCCTCAGTTTAATCGCCGCTACCAGAACGTCCCTGTCGAGGCTCATGCATTTACCGCTAAGATTTCGGGCAATATCTTACGAAGCGTGACATTGACCGACGCCAAGAAGCTGATCAGCGATACGCTTTGGAATAGTTACGGTAAAGATGCGACGAAACGAAAAGCCAAGGCATTAAAGCGCGACTTATACCGCTTAATGAATAACTTAAACATCTTCGAAAGCGAAGATGATATTGAGATAGAAGTATTAGGACAAGCAGAGCCAGAAAACCTCAAGCAAATGATATACATCGACCTTGACGCCTCGATGGCAATGCTCGATATAGATTTCACTAACAGTGCTAAGTTAAGTATTTATTGAGTATCAATTAAACCCTAACTAAACACCTATCACTGGTAAAAAATCTTTTTGTCGTGGCGGGTTCTTGCTTGAGACCGTACCCTCATTCGAGATTTAGAGTGAGGTTTCCCTGTGGCTGAAAAATGGTTAGTTGAGCGTCTGACAAAGAGCAAGCAAAGCTCTCCCCAGTGGGTAGCGCTGGCTGAAGCATTGGAAGAGTACTGGGATACTAATTTTTTTAGCGACCTTCAAACCTTCGAAGACAGCAAAAACATCTTCACAGCCAATGACGATCACTTAAACAAAAAGATCGCTGAGTTCGGTGATTACTTTGATACAGCTTTACCTATCGACTCGTCCGGCAAGCGCCTATCTATCTCATGGCAACGCGCTAACATCCACGAAAAAGACACCATTGTTCCCTTTGTTAATGCCTTGTGCGTTAACTTTGCCGGCCTTGGTGTAACGTGGGAGCCGTTATACGCAAATCAAAGCCAACCATACGCAAAAGATAACCTTTTCACAGAGCAAGAGATCCAACTCAAGCAGTGGGAACTCAATGATTTCTGGATGACGTCTCGTGGGAAGATAGCTGTTGATTTAACCCATCTTCATCAACTGGGGATGGCAAAAGAAACCTTTGTTGTAATCGCTCGACGAGAGATTGAACGTTTACGCCCGTCTCACATCGTTTATGACGGTGAATACTTCATTCTAACCATTAATTTCAACTATGAACCTTTGGGCTACCACGTTGAGCGACAAACCATAGGAGAGAAAGGCGGTAGCATGTTCTATCGACTTACTGCTTCTTTTGATGATCGTCCTGCCGATGTTCCTTGGCTTGATGAAAGTCCACTTTATGTTGAGCACCAGCGCGGTACCACATCCAGTCAAACTGACTTTGTACTGGGTGGGATGTCATGGTCCTTAGACTTATTTGTTGATATTGGTGGCCGTCGCGTGCCGTTGGCGGGAAAGGAAGGGGATGTTTTAGGCGCATTGCAGGAAATATCTAGCATTGAGCGTTATATACCCATTCAACACGGCAATATGCCCATGTCTGGTGCGTCATTGTCTGCAACCCGCTATCCCTGCATGACTTTCAATATGCATTATCAATTTGACGTAATGCCGGCAGACAGTGTGCCGACAAATGACCCTCTTCACGGTCAAAGTCGGATCACCGAAAGGCCATCCTTGATGAGTTATCAGTTAGGTGCGGATTGGTCTCTCGACCTTTTTATTACTACGAAGTCCGCCGCGATCCCCGTCTCAGGAAAAGAAGGGGACAAACTACCACCAATGAAGCAGCACAGTGCTCAACTGCGTTCGTTTCAGGTGCCAGTGAAACCGCATAGCACCACTCAAACCAAACAAACACAGTCATTCTGCTCAATAGCCTACAGCGCCAAAGCAGATTGCATAGTTAGAGAGTATCCGTCTCTTCCTTTTGAGTTAAAACAACCAACAGATATAAACCAAAACCCGTGGCTGGGGTTTGACGAGATCCCAGCTGACTTTGCACCATTAGACACACCACTTTGGAATTAGCGCTATGTCGACAAATCAACCTTGGCAGATTGCAGAGCTACTGCCCCGTTTTTACGAAAAAAATGCTCTATCAATTGCTGGATTGGCAAAACAATTCAAGATCGTAAAGTTTAAATTCGGTCATGATCCGTTGCTGGTGGATGACAGCCAAACCCCGCCAGCACTATCCCCGTTCAAACCAGCGGAAAACGACATCAAAAACGTTTTCTATGAAGGCACTATTAACCCTGCAGAAGATATTGTTTGGGCTAATGGTCGCTTATTGTTTCGCTGTATCATGCCTGAAAACACGCTGTCTGAACCAAAACAATATAGTCAGACGGGCCTTTATGATGATGATGGCGATCTGGTGGCTGTCAGTATTGACCTGCCAGATTGGGTAACACCAGAAGAAGGCGTAAATACGCACCCATACGTCAACTTCCCGATCTCTGGAGAGTAATGAATGAACACATACCCACAACAACCGATTGACGATCTGAGAGTTGACACGGCGTGGCGTGAGAATTATTCAGGCGCTTCAATGAACCAAAAGCTCCATGGTTTGTTACCTAAAGGGGTGTACTCAGGCTTTGCGGTCAAACCAAAAACTGGTCTGACGGTTGAAATATCGGGAGGCAGTGAGCAAAACATTGCTGTACTGGAAGTTGGTACCTATTCACTGACGGCCAGAATGCCAAACGATGTGCTCAAGCAAGTCACTCTAACTGCCGGCAAAACCCAATACGTTGTTTTAGAAGCCCAATACGCGATGAATCAAGCATCCACTGTTGGGATCTTCGTGCGTGACGCTGTACCAAGTAACGCCATTATGCTTGCAAAAGTAACACTAGCGTCTGGGGCGACGTCTGTACCCGTAGACAGTATCGAGCTGGCCCTTCCATCTAAACCCGTTACCGCTGCCGATTATGCCGAACTCGCGGCATACACGATCGACAACGGACGTCGAACCTTAGAGTTACAAGAAGAAGTCAATCAGCTCAAGAAGCATCTAGGATTGTAATTATTGCTCCCTCATGTCTTGAGGGAGTAAATTTTCCTGTTGATGCGAACCCAATCCCTGCGCTCTACCATCGGACTGTTAACAACACAATCACAGTGTGGAGCGTTCCCGTGAGTTACTTATCTTTCGACTATGCCCAATTCAATGAAAAGGGCCTGAAGAAAGTCATTGACGAATTCAAACGTCAAAAACTTCAGGTTACAAGCGTTGAGGCGGACAACAAAGCCAAACGACAGTCTGGTGTTCAGACTAAAAAAGCCATTCTCCATTTTGCCGACGGACAGAAACTCATGTTTCAAGCCACGGCGCAAGGAGCTATTTTCCAAGTTCGCCTCAATACGAGAGTGATCCCCATTAAGCATGTTGATGATCTGAAAAAAGCCGTTGCTGAAATCGCTGGCAAAATCAGCGCGAACAGCAAGCAATTTCAACAAACCTTAAAAAAACGGGCATCCAGAGCCAGCAGTTCGAGCAAGGACGCATCTAGCCGAGCTAAAACATCACTCAAGGCCCAATTGGCCCTCGCCAATTCAGACAAGCAAGAGTTGGAGTCCTCCGTGGAGGAAAAGCGCCAACAAAAGCAAGCCTTAGAAGAAGCGCTCCCCGTTAAAGAGCAAAACAAGTCAGACATTAGCGCTCAAATAACACAAGAGTATTCCGTTTCTGAGCAACTGGAATCAGAGTTAAAACAATTAGAGGAGTCCGCCGCATGAACCCAGCAAAAGGATTAAAAGTATTTGCCATGCCGGACCCATTGGCAAAAGGTTTCACTCGCTCACAAGTCAGCGAAGCTATGTATCAGCTAACAGCCGATCCAGAACAAGCCGCATTGATGATGGAAGTTGAGCCTTTATCTGTCATGGACGCCGCTTATATCGAGGGTGAGCTGGTAGAAAAACAAGATGGGTTTGTGCTGGATGCAGTAACAACCAGCTATGCTGTATTTCCTCGCACCATGAAAGCACTCGCCAGAGCACTTAACCGAGCGTTATCAAGCAGCGATGTCACCGTAACCGGCCATGAGGTTGGTCAGCCAAAGAAAAACAACCTGTTTGCTACCGTGGCCGCGCAATTTACGCTAAGCGATGGGCAGGCGATTAGTGTTGTATTTCACGCCCCTGACGAAGATCCAAAGATATTCAAACCAGACGATATTGTTATTGCTTTTCGATGGTTGCTGAATAAACGAGACATTACACCCGTTGTTGCCCCTGAAATGAGTAAGGGGAAAATGCGAGAAGTATCTCTAACTACGATCGGGAAGCGCATTGGCCATTTAGCCGCTGAAAACTCCAAAGCGTTCCAAGCCAAGCAAAAAGAGGTGACGGCAGCAAGAGAGCAGCTCGCCAGCTTGGAAGAATCCGCAAACAGCTTACTGGATGAGCTTAATAAGCTGACCACTGAAGTGTCTCAACTTGAAGGCCGCGATCAAGAGCTTGAGCACATGGTCACGGTCAAGTCCGAAGAGCTAGCAACTCGTAAAAGTTACAATGATAGTCTACGTGAAAAATCGCCGCTCTGAAAGCTGCAGCGCCCGAACCAACTCCAGAGCCAACAACTGAACAGGGTGAAGGCGAACCGCAACCAGAAGAAAATGCCGCATTAGAGCGTTTTCAGCTGGTGGATCCGTCATTGTATAACGATGTGCTTTCATCAATGAGCACGATCACGGCTATTGACCGTGGGGAAGAGAAAGGGTTAACTCGCTCACTCTTTGTCAATTCCATTGTTAACAAGTTAAAGACTCGACATAACAATGGTCAGTCTGAAGTCGTTGATGCCGCATTAGATTTTATCTCTGAAGCACAAAAAACGCTTGATAAACCAATCATTTCAGCTCGAAATGGCGTTTGGGCTTTGCATAGCAATGCTACTGGCAGCAAGGAAGAGAAGGATGAACAGGCCACGCCGGAACCGGATGCACCTGAAGCGTCGCCAACGTCTGCAGATACGCCGTCACCAGTGGAACCTGATACACCTGCAGAATCCCAAGAAGGGGAAAGTAGTGAAATGAATGAGCAATCTATAGGTGATAAGCCTCAAGCCGTACTAACATTAGAGAATATTGTTAATGGTGTACATGATGATGTTGCTGCAGATGATGTGCTTGAAATGATAGAAGAAGCCAGCGAAGAGTTAGAAAAACTAGAACTGGTGGAGCAATATGACGCCCTAATCGGCTCAGCGGTAGAAAGATACGCAGAGTTAGATGAGAAGCAGGAGTAATAGGCATGTTATCTGGTGTAGAGAAACTCAAGCTGGCAAAAGAAATCCGTCAGCTTAGAAAGCAAATAAGAAGCACATCAATCAAAGGTATTGAAAAGTTAAAAATTGCCAAACAAATCAAAGCAGTTCGTGCTCAGATTGTGGGTGGAGCTAAAAAACTCGCGTCTCGACTCGAAGAGCTGATAAGTGGCAAGTTTGACAACTTAGAGCCGGTAAAATTCATCACTATTGTGCGCGAAGTATCTGAAGAGTCGGGCGAATTTGAGTCCGTTAAGCAACCAGTAATTAACTATGTCGAAAAAAGACTCCCAGCCTAAAAAGAAGGCTGTCATTTCAGCCATTCAAGCGTCCAGCAAGATAGACGGTCTATGTGCCGTCTTCCTTGGCGCCTTTGGTGAAGTGATGAGTGCTCAAACGCATCAAGCTAAAGCACTCAAACAAAAATTGATCGACACCGAGGATGATTTAGAAAAATTCCAAGTTTGGCGAGACATTGTTTCGCTGCAAGTGGAGCTTAGCCGCTACGATGATAATCGTTTAGAAGCAATCGCTGAGCAAGGTGCAGACCTTAACAGTTTGCGACAGGCTTACATTGTGCCTGATGATCTTGACGAACGTCAGCGCCAATTCTGGCAACAGCAAGGCGACAGCTTTCTCAATGAGGTGATTTCCCCAGAGAAATCAAAGTTACTCAAAGAGGTGGCGAGTAGCATCAATGAGTTACTCCGAAGTAATCCTGATATCAATGAAAGAATTGAACGTCTCGAAGATGAATACATATCGCCATTGGCAGAAAAAGCCAGAGGGGTGATAGGTAAGATCCATGAGCAAGGGCAAAGCGAAGTGCTTATGTCTGAGTTTGAAATGATACGTTCAGCCATTGAATCTGCTCACAGAACTCAAATTGACCCTGTTCTTATGGCCTCAAGTGAAGAGTTGGACCACGTAGCGCGAGAGCAGCTTCAATCACTGCAGGAACAAAAAAAGCGCCTTGGTACCGAGTTGATGTCAGATGTCTACGACTCTCTGTTGGAGCATTCAAGCATTTCTTCAGAAGAAGCAGACCTATGGGCCAAAACTCAAGAGATCAGCGCTTCAGCGGTCACTAGGATGCGAAAGTCGGGCTATCCTGAGTCAGAAGTTAGACGCGACATGGCAACGTACTATCGCTTGATTAATGGACGTCTGGATAATGTTCGCCTTGTAACTACAGGGAGTAAGCGTGCAAGCGCCATTATCAATACGGCGACCATTGATATTGACCATGATTTTGACCGTCGAACCTTGTTTCACGAAATGAGCCACTTGTTAGAGTCGGATGAGTCGGTCAAGTTGGCCAATCAACGATTTATTCAAAAACGCGCTTCTGGTACCCCTCAGCGCCTTAGTGAGCTGACCAATAACCGATCCTACAAAAGTGATGAAGTCGCTATCCCTGATAACTTCTACTCACCATATGTCGGTAAAGTCTATGAAAGTGGCGCAACTGAAGTGGCTTCCATGGGGATCCAACAGTTCTCATCACTAGAAAGCATGTATGCGCTTTATGACAGTGATGATGAAATGTTTACTCTGATGGTCGGTATGATGACAGGGGTTAATGACACGCTCATTCAGCGTCAAAAGAAACAGTTCGACAAACAAGTCAATGGCGCTGGATTTAACGTTGCAGTGAAAAAGCTCATCAACCAGCTATCTTGGCAAGATGGTCATAGGATGACGTCTGATGAAGCTTGGCAGCAAGCATTGACAGGGAAAGGAAAAACTAACGCACACAATAAAAAGTGGGGCTGGAAACGCACACTAGGCAGTTGTGAGCTTTTCCCCGCTAAAGCACCACGCCAGAGAAAGCAGATTTATGGAGTGACAGTGGCTGGTGGCGATAGCGAACAGTCGAAACGCCACTTTTTTAGAGAAAGATTGCAGGCTGATATCTTCGTGTATATTCACGAGTTGTCGGTTCGAGGTATTAAGCCATTACCTCAAAGCGCTTTCTATCTTGCCTGCAACAATCAAGCACCTGATTGGTATCAACCTGATACTGAATTACCACTTATTTAATACTCTTTAGTTTAGCCGACTCCCTATCAACAGGGAGCCGGTTCATTATTCGCATCCTAAAATCCTCGTCATGCCTTCAACCACGTTTAATCGGATCCGTGCTAACGAAAGTTTTAGCTTAGCTTGCGCTACGCCTTCCTCTGCTTGCTCCTTTGCCGTGGGTGATACCTTTGCTTCGCTGTGAAGTACAGGTAAGTCTCTATGAGAGAAAAAATCCAACACATGAGGCTGAAACAGTTCAACGGGCGGTGTTGAATACCCTTGATGTACTGCTCGTTCGTAAATCCGCTCAAACTGAGCATGATTTGCGTGCTTGCAGTAAGTTAAAAAGCGATCCCGCATGGTACGGTCTGCCACACCAATCATCATTGCTGCATCATGGATGCGTGCTCCGAGAAAGATAGACAATATCGCCTTTTGTGTTTCGTCAGTGTATAGGAAGTTAGTCTTTTCCTCTGACGATACTGGTGAGGTCGCCGACTCCTGAACGACCTCGTTTGGATAGTTCGTGACATCCATTTCTTTTCTGCGTCCTGCTGACTCAAGATAGCCTGTCCCAAAGTCCGTTTTTTCAATATGAGTTATCACAGTATGAAAGTAGTCACCTAGCACTACGTCTTCTCCTTTTCTTATTATGGAAGTGCAACCTTTGCACTAACATAGATACTGTTTAAATATACAGTATCTTACATCTTTTTTATATAAATCAAAGACTCAATAAGGGCGAGTATGCATAAGAAGAGATATGTTGTATGTAGACAAAAAAGTCCACAAAACTAACGAACTCTGAATGAGTCCGCCTTTGTGATTACTTTGAGTGATGAATGACTAGACAATAAAGTACGGAGTTCAAACACGCTATAGCCCGTCTTCTCTCGAATTCGAGCCTTCATCGAACGCACGGTAGAGGGCTTAATCCCTAGCCTTTCTGCGGATTCTTTATCGGATAACCCCATTCTTTTGCAAAAATAAGACGAGACTCAGCCATGCTGAGCGGGTTTGAAAGGTCGGCAAAGTCAGGCACCTTCACATGCCTAGAATCACTGACTCGAAAAAATCATTTATTAAAAATGCGGTACCAATCAAGTTTCCATTCAGGTCAATCAACGGGTATTTCTGCGTTTCAACGGTATGCAATTTGACACGATCACCAAAAAGTAATCGCAATCTGCAAAAACCATCGCTTGGCGCTCTTCCATAATGAGCTGATCTTGCATTGCATACCCTTTGGCAACCTCATCACTCACACAAGTTGGCATTTCTTCTAGTCTCTTGCCGTAAAAACTGTACCCACAAGGCAAATCAACCAGCTCCCGATAATGGCAATTCATTACAAGGTATTCAGAGTTAACCCCTTTGATACCAGCGGGACCCGGATATCGCATCAGTTCAGCGACAAGGCAGTCACAAAGCACGAACTGTCCTGAGTGGATGCCATGATGAATGGACGTGTCCTTTCGTGGATAGCATCGCCGGCACAGGTGTTTATTTTTATTTAAGCAATCGTTATAGCTCTTTGCGGTCATTCTATCCTCGAAAATATCTGTTAGACCGCCAACTGTAAAACGTAATTTATATATTAATTATTATGTTAATTCTTATTGTAGAACAAATTTTGACAAATTTATGTGGATGCCTGTATTCATGTGGCTTGTTACCCTCCAAATGAACATTAATGTTTGCCCATCAACAGGAGGATGGCGAGCCTCCCGCCATAAGCTGAATGTACAAATTCTTAATAACAACCCCTTTTAAATCAGAAGTTTCCATTCTGATTAGTTCCGAGTGGGACCAAAAATCGAACGTCGAAATGGAAGGTTCAGACGATGACAAAAAGATGATAGAAAATTTCATCCGTTTTCATGGTATGACTCCCGACGGTCGCTTAGCTGGCCTACCAGAAATAGCACCAATGAGCGCTCATTATTCATTTACAACTAAAGCCGCTGTAGAACAGGGCTTTTCTATTACGTTTATTCAAGGTGAGCAAAAACCATACCCACACCGTGATGTGATCTTTGATAGCGCCAGTGATGACGCCCCATCGTTCACCACCAAACCACAGTCCTTTAAACTGCAAGACCGTTACCAATTTCAAAACTTACCCATTTCGATTGAGAACAAAGCTGGCACGAAACGCTCTGGCGTCGATCCGGATGGTAGCGAATGGTCCGTCTCAATGCATTATGACTACGGATACATAAGGTCAACCAAAGGCACCGATCAGGAAGGTATCGACTGTTACGTTGGACCAAACCGAAAAGCCGATCACGTCTACATCGTAAAACAACATGCGATCGAAAAAGTAAAGCAGTGGTCGTCTAAGTATTGCCCTCAATGCAAAGAACACACGCACGACTGTGCATGTCCTGAATTCTTTGATGAAGACAAAGTAATGCTGGGCTTTGATAATAAAGAACAAGCAAAAGCAGCCTATCTGAAGCAGTACGATTCCGATCTGTTCTTAGGACCGATCTCTACCATGCGCATAGAAGACTTCAAGAAAGCGATCGCTGATGCTGATGGAGAGGAATTAGACCTGCCGTTACAGTTTGTTCATGATCATGCCGTGCTGGATAGCGCAACGAACGAAGAAATCAAAGCGCTACAAAACGCAAAAGATATCAACGAATTAGAAAGCGTTTTCAATCAATTATTTACTCCTACCAATTATGCTGATGAGCGCGATTTCGGTCTAAAAGCAAGCGGGGTAAAAACAAGAGAAGCGATCAATAACAAGGTAAAAGCGATCGTTGATCGAATTAAGGCGGCAAACTGGGATACCAGCAGCTTGAGCGCCGAAGATTATGATCTGCTTGTACAGTACTCTGGTCGTGGGGGACTAAGTGAAAACAGCCAGTACGAGTACTACACACCAACTTACATCGCAGAAGGGTGTTGGGACTTATTGAACGCTAACGGCTTTGATAATGGTAACGTGCTAGAACCTTCAGCGGGTGCCGGTGTGTTTAATGCGACTAAGCATCAAGGCGTGAAAATGACGGCAACAGAAATCGATCCGATCAGTTCTGCCGTAAATAAAATCCTTCACCCTGAAGACAACGTATTTAATCAGTCATTTGAAACGATGGCCGTTGAATCTCCCGACAATCACTTTGATTCCGTTATTGGCAATATTCCATTTGGTAGCGCTCGTGGCGCGTCGGCCCACGACGATCCTGACCATAAAAATGAAAAACTGATTGAACGTTACTTTATCAACCGTCTCATCGACAAAGTGAAGCCGAGCGGATTACTGGTGCTCGTGGTTCCCGTCAATATTGTCCGTGAGCGTGGTAAGGCGTGGCAAAAATGGCGAGCTAAAATCAGTAAGAAAGCGGAATTTCTTGGTGCTCATAAACTCCCAAGCAAAACATTTGGTAAACAAGGGACTGGTGTTGTCACCGATATTATCGTTCTTCGTAAGCACTCAAAGAATGGCGCTGAGAAAATAGCTCAACTCCCAATGGCACAACTGCAGGAATCTAACGTGCTCTGGGATACCTTTATTGAAGGTAAATGGTGGGACCGCGATGGCAAACCGTTCATTCACGGTAAGTTCGTCGCCAAAGATGCGAGCAAAATCCGTGATGATGACAAAGTTATCCGTGATTCAAGCGTAACTGATGTAGCGCTCAAACGAAAACTAGCCGCTAAGTTCCACTCTCGCATAGATTGGGAAGCTCTTGATACGGCAGAGCCTGTGATTCATAACTATGTTGAAGGCGATCGTCGAGTGATTGATGAACGCACCTACGAGTTCACTCGTGGTAACTGGGAACCAGCAGACAGCCTGCAGGGAATGACAACCGCCATAGACAAAAATAAGTATGGGGTATCTTCGCTTGAAGCACTGCAGGGGCTGCTTGAAAGTAATCATGGGTTAATGTCGCTTTCGGTTAAGCAAGCCTTTGCTGCGATGAAAGCATGGGGCCATTTATTCAGTAAGCCCCAAAAACAAGCGATTGAGTTTGCAATGACTCAACCAAGTGATGAATACCGAGAGCAAATTTTCAGAGGCTCACTTATTGGCGCGGATCTCGCTCGTTTCCAAAATGACACCAACCAAGGCGAATGGAATGCGACAGAACAAATGCGCCTTCAAGAGCTGGTGGCGAATGAAATCAATAAATATGGGCATCCAAAACAAAACAAGGGATTGATCCTCGCTGGTGAAAGCTCTCGCTACTTTGGTGTATTTTCTAACGCCATGGATGAAAACGGAGATTACTCCACTCTACTAACCGGTGATGTGAGCACAAAAGGACTGGCATTTGACGATACCAATCCACATGCCATCGTTGAGCACCTGTATCTACGAGAGGGCATGACTCATATTACGCTAGAAGACATACAGCAGCTGTACAAGGGTAAAACACCTATCCAATCGCTGTCTGATCTGGCCGACAACAAAAACCTTGCCATTCACCCTGACGGGCTTGTAATGCCAATGACTCGCTTTTGTTCAGGAGACGTTTACCAAAAAGTGCTAACACTAAGCCATGCACTTAATCTTGAGACGGATCCAAAGCTAAAAGCCAAGTATCAGCAACAGCTTGAAGAGATAGAGCAGCGACGCTTCAAAACAGAATCAGAAAACATTGCTTTCTCAATGCGCCACAAGTGGATTGACCGCAAATATGTTCTCGAATTCATGCACGAAAAAGGGTATTCCAACTTGGATTACCTCGTGGATAAAAAGCAGGTCGCACAAGATGATGATACTGGCAGTAGCTATGTAGAGAACGTTAAGATTCGTGATACCAGATCTCCTTTTGGTGAGTTCGTGGGTTATGACGATACTCAAGGCTTTCACAAGCAACTTAATAACTGGCTGAATGGCGGTAACGTCACCAGTTCAAAGCAAGAATATATCGAAGAATACAAAGAGCGCGTCTCTCGTTTAGATGAAGAGTTCCGCCTTTGGATGCAGCAACACAAGGACATTGACGATCTCTCTGAACTATATAATCAAAAATTCAACTCATACATTCCATTTGAGCACTCTGATTCAGATTTAGGCTTAGAAGGCGTCAGCGCCATGGTTAAACCTCATGGTTATCAATGTGCCGCCGTTCGTCGCTTGTCAGAAGATGGTTCCGGTATTCTTGGTTTTGATGTTGGTCTTGGCAAAACCTTCAGTGCTTTAGCGCTGGCCGCATATAACAAGCAAATGGGCCGAGCGAGCAAGACGTTGATTGTCGTTCCTAACTCTGTTCTAGCGAACTGGTATCACGAAGCTAAGATGTTCCACGGCAAGCTGGATAACGCTTTATTTGTTGGCTTTAAGCCCAAGCAGGACAAAGAAGGACAAATTCAGAGAGAGCCAGTCAAAGACGAGAAGGGCAATCCTAAGAAAAACAAACACACAGGCGAAGTTGAGTATCAAGACATCTTGATCAAAGAATCCGCTGAAGAAGTGTTTGATAAGATGCACCAAATACCACAAACGTCTAAATCGTTAGTGGTCATGACCTTTGAAAAGTACAAAGAAATTCAGATGCGCCCCGTCAACAAGCACAAGTATGCGGACAAGTGGGTAGAAAAATCACTAATTTCTGATCAAATGGCAGCAAGTACTGTTGCGGGTGATGATTTCAGCCTTGGTAAAGGCAAAGATAAGATCAGCTATAAAGAAGCGGTACGAAAAGAAGCCCTGCAACAACGATTCCTTGAAGATGGTGGTCATAAGAAGGGCGAATACCCTTACTTTGAAGATATGGGGATCCAATCGGTAATCATTGATGAAGCCCACGCATTTAAAAATAGCTTCAAAGCCGGCGACAAAACCGCAAATATCGCATACCTCCCTAATCCAACGGAATCACAGCGTGCTATCGACATGGCAATGAAGATGGCTTACCTGCGTGACCAAAACGAAGGGCGCGGTCCGGTTCTATTGTCAGCAACACCTGTCACCAACTCGCCACTAGAAATATTCAACATGCTGTCACTGGTCCTGCCGGTAGAAGAGTTTGAAAAATTCGGCGTTTATACTGCAGACGATTTTGTACGTGTATTCGGCAAGGTCGACAATATAGAAAAAATGACCGTGCGCGGTGACATCGTTCAAAAAGACGGACTGGTTGGCTTCCAAAACTTAGATGGACTGCGAAACCTTTTCCACCGTTACACTCTCATGCGAAATGCTGAAGACGTTAACCTAGCGTTACCTGATGCGCCAGAATCTCATGAAAATGTTGATATGACCGACGATCAGAATTCGGCCTATGAGACACTGCGTGAAGAAGCTAAAGAAGCCAGCAAACCAGCAAGACAACGTAGCCCTAACGCTCGTGCTTTATTTGCTGTTATGCGCGATATGGACAAAGTAACCACGGACATGGATTTGTACAATCAAACCATGACCTTTACTTTCCCTGCAGCAAAGGCAAAAGCTGTCGATCAATTAATTGCCGCACTACCACCGTCTATCGAAGCTGAGCGTATTGAGCAGACAGAAGATGGGGAAGAGGTAAAGCGCAAAGTTTCTATTGAGCTTGAATACCAACGCAGTGAAGAATCCGAGTCTATTGTGCTGGTGGTTCCTGATGTTTACGAACAAGCCGTTCTTGATCGTCTAAATGACGCTCTTATCAAGTCGTCAGATGTTAGTCACCCATTACCACCAAAATACGCGAAATTGATTGCCAACTTAACAGCAGAGCTGGAAGTGAAAGGTAAGCAAATCATCTTTACGGAAGAGAAAACGCAGCATCACAAACTCAAGCGCATTATCGTTAATCAGCTTGGCCTTGATGAGAAACAAATCGGCATTATTAATGGCGCCGACGCTGCAGGAGCGAAGCTTCAACGTATTGCTGATGCGTATAATGCTGGTGATATCAAAATCGTTATCTGTAACAAGAAAGCGGAAGTGGGCGTAAACCTCCAAAAAGGAACAAGCGCAATCCACCACTTAACGCTCCCATGGACTCCTGCTTCAATCCAGCAGCGTAATGGCCGTGGTGTAAGGCAAGGCAATACTGCCTCAAAAGTCAGTTTGTACTACTACCTTGGTAAAGGGTCGTTTGATGGGTACCGCCTTGATCTGCTTAATAAGAAAAAGAGCTGGATGCGTGACTTATTCAACGGCACTGAGTCTGAGGCCGTCAATGGTAACGCCATTGATAACGACGACTACCTTGATATGTTTGAAGCGGATCCTGAAGCAGCTAAAGCTAAGCGAATGGAACGCTTGGCACAAAAGCAAGCTGAACGTAAACGCAAGTCAGATCTAAAGTGTGCCGTAGACTTGTCTCAAGTGATTGGTCTACGCAGCCAGCTATCGAATTGGGAAACCAACAAAGCCGAAGACTACAACCGCCTCATTGAGCGTAAAAACAAAGCGCAAGCTTCGCTATCGAGAGTCAAAGAAAAAAGCGAAGACAGCGGTAAAGCTGAACAAGCACTGGCTCGTGTGAATAAATCTATTCAAGATCACGATGAAAAATGGCAAGAAGACAAACGAAAGCTTGAATCTAGACTGTCACAACGTGTGACGTTCCTGAAACAGAAAGCCAGTGCCGGTGAATTGCCGTTTAATGGTGAAATCATAGAAAACCCAGAAACCGCCATCGTAGCGCGTGATGGTACTGTGCTCACTATTGGGGATCATCTTGAGACGGACTTTGGTGCCATTCTTCGCATTGAACAAGTAGAGCAGGAGTCTCGTAGTGTGCATTACTCTGTACCTGTCGGGGATGTCTCTTACTACTGGTGGGGACGTCGCAATGGGGAGCACATGAAAGCGGACCTTGATTCGATGCCTGAAGGTTTAAAGCGTGTTTCTTTGTCAGATGATGAGGTGAGAGTAAAACAAATACTGTCTATCACTTACAGCTACAGTACGCTTCCAAAACTGAAAAAAGATCAGTTCACTAAATATCGTGATGACATCAACCTACAAAGCTACGGTAATTTCCTATTCCGTGCGGACGGTCAACTGGCGATTGCCAGCATTGACCAATACCAGCGAGACCAGCTTGTTTTCCCAGATACCAGTGATAACGCGCTAAAACGCGAAATAGCACTGCATTACTTAAAGTTACGCCGAGAAGGTAAGCCAGCTTTTGCATGGCGCGACATCGTTAAGCCGTTTTTTGGTGCTCACTACGATCAAGAAATTGCAGAGTATGGTGATAAAGCGTCTCAAGGGGAGGTCTTAGCCGTTTGTGATCGGGCTTGGAATGATTACCAGCCAACGCTCATGGAGGGTATTCAATTGTCCTCTTCGCTGAAAGCCTTACCTGAAGCCATTGCGAAGCATCAAGCTTACCGATTGGCTCGCCAAGACTTCCAAGAAAACGCAGAAGACAAAGCCGCTGAGCTGGGTGATAACCGTGCTGAAATCAATCGCTGGGTGCGTGAATACATTGCCGGATTGGAGAGTAAACTACTTGATGATGCAGAAACGGCTAAACGCCTCGCTGCCGATGCTGAGCTAGAAGAGTTAAAAACGAATCCGGCATTCAAAGAACTTGCAGCAGAGGTTAAAAAAGGCTTTGACGATATCGGTATTATTGCTCGTTACAATTACAAAGATGTGCCTATCCCTCGCAACGGGCGCTACCGTGCGCGTACATTGCCTGCATTCCAGCATTTCTTTTTGCAGGACAAAAACGGCAAAGCAGGGAAGCTATTTTCAGCGAAAGATATTCTGAAGAATCGCTTTGGTGCTAAATTCTGTGCGGCGGAAGGAGATTGGGAGGGCAGTTGGTGGTACTTCCCTGCTAGCGTTGATGTCGCTGAGATATTTGAAATAATCGCCTAACACTTAACAGGTATCTAATAAATACTTATTTAACACTCTTAGGGTATCTGCTATATTGTAGATACCCTACGGCAAGGAACCATGAAAATGAAAATAAAATTTCCAACACAGGCAGAGTTGAAGCCTCTCTACGATGAGGCAATCGACGGCCAAACAGAAGAGCAGTGGATGGAGAAGTTTCTCGCAACTGTCACTACGATGTTACGCAAAAATCCGCTCTGGTATCGCGCATACGGGGTGTACTGGTGGGGCGTAAAGCAGATGCTGATTGAACGTAATTTAATAGCATTCGATTTCGTTGATGCCGAATGGGTTGAAAAAATTCAATACGAAAAGCCGGCTTATCACTTACTGGCTGCATTTGCTTACCACGATGAACGGCAAGACATTGGTGCTCTTGAAGATGATACTCACGTCATTGAGCTGGATGATGGCTCAATTGATAGCTACATTTTGATAGATGAAGACTTTGAGCTACACGCTGTCGCTAATACCCTGTCTTAATTGCACTAAAAGGGTATCAATTCGATACCCTTTAAACCCCAAGTAAATACCTTCCTTATTTTTTCAAACAAATCTGTGTTGATGCGCCCCTTATAGCAGCTGGTTACTCTCTCGATGTTAATTAACAGGCGAGAGAATCATGGCTGAGAACAAAAAGAAAAGGAGTCTGCTCTCACGATTATTCCGAGGTCAGCAAGAAGAGGACCACAGCGGTCACTTGGAGCTAGCAGAATCCGGATTTGATTACGAAGACGCAGGCAAGATTGACGAGCTACTTGGAAAAGAAAGCGCCCAATCTGAGTCAGAAACTGAAAAGCTGATTGAACCTTTTCCTCGTAATCGTCGTGCTGGCTACTTACGTTTTGAAGAAATGGCCGTTGATCCTACGATCGACAGCGCCCTTAAAATGCACGTCGCCAACGCTCTATCTGCGAAGACGGATACAGGAGAGATCTTGTTCATTGCTTCAACCAAAGAGGGCGAGGGTGACAAGATAGTCAAAGACCTGAGAAACACAATTGGTCGATGGCTCAATGAAAACGCAGAAGCTATAGCCTTTCAAGCAGCCAAGTATGGGCTGAGCTATGTTCGTCCATACATTGAAAAGCAGAAAGGGATCACTCATATCCGCTTTGACCACTACACACATCCTGCACACATTCGCTGTTACGAACGTGCCGGATTGCTGTGTGGCTACACCTCTAAGTACCAACGAAGCCTTGAAAAGAAGGGGTTAGTTGAACTCATGGAGCCATGGAAGTTTATTCCATTCAAAATCCCCAAGTGGGACGGTCATGGAAGCACTCTGTTAGAGCCTGTGCGCCTAAACCCAATGGCATTTGATATCAATGACGACGACTACCTAAACGAAGAACCCGTTGAAACACAAGACTACGGTTCAAGCCTGTTACGGTCAGCCTACGATCCATGGGTTGATTTAAACGAAGCTATCCTGTCGCTCAATTCAGCGAGAAAAAATGCCGCGAAAAGGGACCGTTTCATTACCATTCAAACGGGTAAGAAAAATCCCGCATTAGCTGCTCAGTACTACAACACGATATTGGGTGCGTTAAAGCGCAAGCTTAACTTATCAGCTAAGCGCTCAGCCAAGCGTGGTCATATTTCAACAATTGATAATCACATTCTACCGGTTACCGCTGACGGGTCTGGTCAAGTCAACATTCAAACCGAACAATCAGACGTCAATATTAGCCACATTGAAGACGTCAACTTTCACGTTAATCGTCTCTGCAGTGCGCTGGGCGTTGATAAGTCATTGGTTGGTTTTACAGAAGACATGGCCGGCGGTCTTGGTGAGGGTGGCTGGTGGACTCAATCAATGGTTGCCGCAATCAAAGCAAACCTGATCCGACGAGCTATTAAAGCTGGTGCTGAAAGGCTGTGTGAAATCCACGTACTAATGAAATGGGGCAAGGTTTACACCGAAACGGACAAACCTTGGCGCATTGAGTTCAACAGCTTAAATAATGTATTAGAGCGTGAAGAGGCAACCGCGAGAGAGTCCCGTATTAACTTTGCCACTTCAGTAGTTACGCTTATGCAGATACTGGATCCGGACCTCAACAAATTCAATTTTAACCATACTTCAAACTGGCTTTTCACTGACGTTCTTCGTGTTAATGAAGAAACGTTTAAGCAGCTTATTGAAGCTGCGAAAGAAGGTGATGAGGATGAAGTAAACAACGTTCTGGACTCGGTTTCTGATCCAGAAAGCCACAATCAACTGAAAACCATGATTTACAGCTGCATTGCAGAGCTGATGGGAGAGGAAAATGTCTAAAACGATCCTGCAAAGAATCACATGTACCTTCAATATTTTTGATACAGGTAGAAAGTACACCGGCAAACAGCGCGGTTACATACTGAATAATGTTAAATCTGTCCTGAACTCACCAGAAGTACAGGAGCGGCTAAGATTACGTGAGCTGGTTGGCTATGTGTCACATGGGTTGCGTGAAATGGCGGGTAAGCTGACATTGGGTGAAACTTTGCCAGTACAGTTGCCTAACGGCCAAATGACCGTGGTTAACGCCATTCCAGCAAATGTGACCGTTGAGCTATCAATCGACGATGACGGCAATTTAACTCACACTCAAGAAGTGCTCGATAATGACGAAGGACGTAAGCTACTTGGTTTGCATAATTCACGTATTGGCGGCTTTTCATGGGCCTGTGGTGGTGGGAAGCTGGGTGGTAACACGTTAATCAATGGCTTTTTTGGTTTTGATTATGTTCATAACCCTTTATTTGCTGCTAACCGTGGTTACGTGTTGGATTCTGAATCAGGAGAAGAAGAATTTGACCGTCAGGCTATTCTGGATAACTTGAGCAGTGCTGGGGTGCCTGATGAAAATAGAGAGATGGTTTTAGATGCTTTTAATGCTTCTATTGCATTTGAGTCAGCTCAATACAAAGGGATGCTTCTTGACGCTCAGCAAGTTATTGCCGATCAAGATGAAAAAACACAAGAGCTTCAACAGCTCTTAGATAGTGCTTCAGAAGAAACTGAAGCTTTAAAATCTGAAAAAACAAGTCGAGAGCAGTTTTTCAAGCAACTTCAAGAACGTAGTCACATTGTAATTACTGATCAGGTGCTTGACGCATTGGTTAGCGCTGATAGTGAAGAAGGCATGGAACTTATCATGCAGATGGTTATGGATGCCGCTAATATCAGCACTCAGCATTTGCCGTTATCTCAAAAAAGAAAACCTTTGTAAAGCAATTCCCAGAGCTAGATTCCGAAAGCGATTCAGATGATCCGTTCAGCATTAAAGCTTCTATGGATGCAGGGTTCTATGATTAAGCCTTGCTAGGCCAATGCTGGCGAAGCCAGTGTGTTGAGTAAATAAGCATTAGGCACATTGTTCCTATGTTAATAGTAAGGTTAATGTGAAAGAAAAAGGAGCCAAACGGCTCCTTTTTTATGCTTCTTTTTTCTTCTGCTCTTTGAGCGTTTTCTCTATCAGCTTGTTCATGCCGTCAGCAATTAACACTTGGCAAAGGTGTTTACGATTCGCAAACTGTGGGTCCAATTCTGCCAGTTTGGTACCCCATTCACGGTAATACTCGTTTAAATTGATGTGAACTGGCTTTTCAGATGTTTTTGTTTTATCGGTTGACTCTAAAGCGTCATACCATGCAACTGTAGGTTCTGATTTTGCTTCTTCAGGTGTACTGCCTTTTCCATTGATGAAAGCGTCTGTTTCTTCTTCAGATATTTGTTTTTTTCGAACAGGTTCTCTGAATCGTTTATCTTTATCAACCATTAGCCTTCTCCAATAGTTCATTAACCAAGTTGTTCATTTCAGCCTTGGCTTTTGGATCGTTCATTTCTCTAACGCCTCTGCCTGTTGCATAAGCGTCACTATAAACCACTCGTGTATAAGCCACAGTTTCCAGTATTTCCATAGAGCTGTGCTTTTTGAGTTGTTCCTTTGTAAATTCGATGTCTTGTTCTCTCGCATTGTGGGTCGGGGCAATCGAGATCATGCAAAACGGTTTGAGTTTGGTATTAAAGTCTTTAGCTGTATCTACAAGGTCTTGTACTTCTAAAATACTATCCCTATGGTCCTGAGTTGGACGGAAAGGAGCTAATGCAATATCAGCTGCGAGTAAACCGCTTCGCATTTCTTGTGTACGGGTTGGATCAGTATTCCCTTGAACATCTACGATGACAAAATCATAGTTAGTATCTAGTTCCTGCAGGGTTTTAGTGATCTTACCTCTCTTTTGAACGCAGAAGATTGTAGGTTCTAGCCCTTCCTCTTCTCGATAGGCGCCAAAGTTAGCAGTTGTACCACCTGGGTCTGCATCAACTAAACAAACAGTGTGTTGACGGTGTGCGAGTTCTACGGCCAAGTTTTGGGAGCAAATAGACTTCATTGCTCCACCTCTTTGCCCAAAAACCAAGATAATCATGAGCCTCTCCTTCTTTTGTGTTCGCACATCATAACATACAAAAACTTATTTGATACCCATACGACACCACAAAAACACCTAATAGGTATCAGCTAGATACTTATTAGTTTGTTTTGCTAGTTTAGAACAATAAGAAAGGATATTAATTATTGATTTAGGCGAAGCCGATCATGTGGAGTTGGTGGGTAACTGCTTGTAGTTATCCACAAATCCACACTTATATATAACAGTTATATTATCTCTATGAAGATCTATAATGATCTATAAAGATATATAGACCATGGAAATGTCTTTAAAATCAATTGCATACATGATTTACTATTACTGTTTACTCCGGTAACTAGATCGCTTTACTCCGGTAACTGTTACCTTTTACTCCGGTAACTAGATCGCTTTACTCCTATAGCTAGATCACTTTACTCCGGTAACTATTACCTTTTACTCCTTTGAAAAATAACAACTTGTTAGTAATTCACTGTTCTCTAACCTAGTTTATTCGTTACCTCTTAACTATTACCGTTCACTCCGGTTAATCACTCAAAAATAGCTAAACCCCTTTACTATTACTACTTACTCCGGTATTAAGTGGGGGAAATGCTAAAACATTACTCATTACTCCGCCTAATCACGAGTAAGAGGTAATAGTTAAGAGGTTCGCCACAGCAGAACGTCATAATTGGTGAGAGCACCGGAGTAAAAGGTAATAGTTATGAATGAAAATGAAGCCCCTGACCTTAAATCACAACTAAAAGAGAGAACTATTACCAGTGCGGTGTCTACCGACATTCATAGTGATTTCTTCAAAAAGTCCCATGCACTTGTCTTTTCGCGCCTATCATTATCGCCAGTCGAGCATGATATTTTCGCTCTTTTGCTATCAAGGTTACATAAGGACCAGTGGGAAGACTTTATGGCAGGAAAGACTCCTATATCTCCTAGCTATGAGTTTAAAAGCAAAGTACTTTGTGATTGGTTTTGCGCTGGAAGGGATGATCTATATAACATCCTTTACAAACCCTCAGAGCGACTAGCTGGAAAGAAAATAGGGGTGACACAAGAAGGGAATTCTTTTGATTTCATCCCATTATTTAAAAGAGTGAAGTATAAAAATGGCACCCTTACCATCAAACCTAATGATGAGTTGATTACAGAGTATTTAGGTATATCTCAAGGTCATGCTCAGATCCCGCACAAGTCATTCCGTCAAATTAAAACAGAGCATGGGAAACGCCTGTACACAATGCTTTGTCGTTTCAAATCCCCACATACCGAGCTTCATGCACAATCAATAGAAGAGCTACATGGCTTTTTTGGACTGTTAGATAAGCAAGGCACCCTTCTCAAAAAGACATACGCAGTCAATGCCAATTTTATTAAAAGGATTATAAAACCAGCAATTCAGGAGATTGGCGAAAAAGAGGATGATATTCGATTTTTGATTGATGAAAAACAGGGAACCATGGATTCTCATACATAAAGGAAGGTAGAAAGGTTGTGGGAATTAAGTTTCTCTTCCAGTGGAAACAGCGTGAATTCATCGCAAAAGACAAAGAGAGCAAAGAGGATCTAACTTACGATGATGCGCTTACCACTTATATCGATGTCGTAGAAAGAAGGCGCATTCCCTCTATCAATGAAATAAAAAACCTGAAAGAAAATCTTATCCAGATTGGTACTGATGGTCACGATCTAGGAGGGGATTTCTTCTTGAAACTAAGTGAATCAGAGGAAGCAAGTTTAAGCTTGTAGAAAATAAACCGTGAAGAACATAAACGTTATTCACGGTTTATAGGGGACATCATTAGGCGGTTATCAGCTTTGGGTAGTAAGGTAGAAGTCCATCCATATAGCGCCTGAACTGTTTCTTTGAGAAACCTCTAAGGGCGATCATTTCAAACGTATTGCCACGACCGCTCCCTTTGCAGCTAATTGAGCGCCTCACAGGCGTTTTGTAGACGGTGAACCCTTCTTCTCGATATATATGGGTTAATTCTGGCAAAAGCGTGTTAGTGGCGATAACAGCGCCGTCATAGCCGCTCAGCATTTGGACTATACGATCTTGTAGGTTCTCATTTTTATCTTTGGTGTATGCATTAAAGGTCTTTTCATAAGGTGGATCTATAAGAACCAGTTGAGCGTCTGATATATCCACCTCAGAGAAACACCCACAGTTAAACGTCCAATTCTTAGCGACGCGCATGAACTCTTTTGTGTCTGGTGGAGTAGCAATGCCGTCATACTGACCGAAAGGCATATTAAAGTTCCCTTTGCGTTGACCTTGCCTAACTAAGCCATTGTAAGAGTGTTTGCATAAATACCAAAAAAGCGATGCTTCTCGCTCCCCCAACTCTTTCCCTGAATGAAGTGCTTCGTTCAACTCTTCACGGGCAGCATAGAAAAAGTCTTTTTCAAGCAAAAAGTCATTTGGATTGATCTCGTATCCATTTGCTAAATGCTTGTAGAGATTGATGAGTGCAGGATTGGCATCATTTAGAGTGACGTCTTTAAATTCGTAGAAAAGTGAAAATGCAGCAGAACCAGCAAAGGGTTCAATTACCCGCTCAGGGGCAATGTCATTAACAATGCGCTCTGCGCGTTTAGCTAGCCAAGTCTTACCGCCGGCCCATTTTATTAGAGGTTTCATGCTATCCCTTTTTGCTATCAGTTTTCCCAAACTGCGAATGAAATATGATGGCCGTAGCTGCTTTTTGTGTGTCTAACTCAGGAATGTCACGCTGAAGGCAAGCAACCTCCTGATTAATATTGGCGCCCTGATTGATAGAAATGGCGTGCAGCCCTGCCAAAAAATGAAGTTTGTATCGAGAAGAGAAGTGAAGTAGCAGGTCATGAAAGCCTAGCGTTTTAATACGCTGCAATCGTCGATAGCGCTGTTGGTTATCTGACATTTCGCCTCCATTCACGGCTAGTCAAACCGCGATCTGTACTTCTCGTTAGTTTCTTGTTCAAAGTGCTCTTTCATTTTCTCTTCCCAATCTGGGTAGAGAGTTTTAAGCACTTCGTTCTCTCGTCTTAGTCCGCTGCAGTGCGTACCAAGCTGTTTAATTTTGTCGGACCGTTGAATCAGGGCTTCTCTAAACCATTTAGCAATTGCAATTGGATCGCCAACATACCCAAGCCCATCACAGTGCAGGCAATCCCACATTCTAGAAAATAAACCCTCAGTTTCACCTTTTCCGTTGCACTTGGTGCAGGTTTCGGGTGCTTGGTTTGATTGGGTGCTGGCAAGCTCTATCGCTGCATCAACTAATGAGCGCTTATTCTTCATCTATGAGCATTAACCCAAGAGAGTGCGCGGCGAATACTTCTGCTAACGCTCCCTTTGATTCCATCCATCCACATAAACGAATCACAGCATTTGAGACAAAGAGATCAGAAAAACTCAACCTCATGTATTGGTCGTAAGTTAGCCCTTTGGGGTTTCTTGCTGGGTTTAGTGGGATGTGTCCGGCTTCTTGAATCAACTCTTCAATGCGGAAAAACTCCGGATGATTGAAATGTCGATGCCCCGTCATAGGTCCGCTGATATAAATTGTGAGCTTTCCCGCATCTTCTTTTAATTGCTTCAAACTTTTTAAAGTCAATTCAGCGCGACATGTGACGTGGGCCATTTCCGGTGACATTCAATATCCCTTTAAAACAAAGTGGTGGACAGAAATTAACACTTTGATGTATGTTAATCAATAGCGTAATTAAAAACGTAATTATTGAGTTAATTTAATGCGTTTTAACTAACGGTGAAGAGTAAGTTGGTGATTGGTAAGTGTGCATCCTTCATGTAGCATGGCGATAATCGTCAACTAGATAATAAAATTGATGGATATCAACATGCTAAAAAATGCTGAGGTACGTGTTCTAGTCATACTCAAAAAGAGAAAAAGAACACGATTGCCATGACCGATCTCACTCGACGCCTTAATGTCAATGCTGGTATCAAAGCTGCAGAGAAAAACCAGATACTTGAATCACTAAAATCACAAGGCTTGGTCGCTGTTGAACGAAAACAGATCCCTGCCATGCGTCGGACTCCTACCCTGATCACGTTGACCGAAAAAGGTAAGCAAGTGCTCAAAGGTGTTGAGTCTGGTGATATTGAGTTTGAAACCTGAATGATCTGAGAAGTTTTGATCCAGTCGATAAAAGATGAAACAACATTTTTTTGTTGTTTCTCGCCAACGCTAAAAACGGTAAATAATGCACAACAAAAAGATAAAAAATTGTTGTGGCAACCAAAAGCGCTTTTGAAGTAAGCGCGGTACCACTACTTAGCGGTGACGTTGGAAGGCTGAAATTGAAATGGAAAAGACCAATACAAATCAAGAACGTGGAATATCACTCCAAAAAGAAGAGAAAATTGCGTGTGCCATCTTAAAAGGTGCAAAAACCGCAGATGTTGCGGCAGTTAATGGCGTTAAGTACGCTGCCTGCCGTGAAATCCTTCATAAGTATTGCCGTCGTGCTAACCCTCAAGCCTATGAGCGGATTAATATCGACGCAGCCCACCAAGACTGTCATAGCCCTTTCCTAGATCAGCTCCGTGAGAACTCAAACTTGTTTATTTCTCAAGATGAGCCTCGTGATGCTGAACAGCTTCGCCGCGAAATCGAACAGCAAAGTGAGCGCTTAAACAGTGCTCAAATAACGCTGCGCTCAGAACGCACCATTCTAAGCCAGTTGGAAGCAGAGCTTGCAGCTGCGACTCAAAGCAAGTAACACCAAAAGAAAGAAGGATCCCAGAGTATGAAGCCTAAAAATATCATGGCTTATCGCTTTTCTCGGACAGTTCAACTCACTCCCGACCAATTAAGTGAGCAATTATCTGAATTTGCGTTCGTTCCGTGCGGTGAGCAAGACAAACGAAAGTTTGGGTGGGCACCAGTCATGGGTAAACATAGTGAGCAATTACTGCATGTTGGTGGTGACTGGTTGCTAATTGCTGCCCGTCAACAAGAAAAGATGCTTCCCGCTTCTGTCATTAAGGATGAAGTGAGTGAGCGTGTTGATGCTCTTGAAGCCAAAGAAGGGCGACCGTTAAAGAAAAAAGAAAAAGACAACATCAAAGAGGATGTTGTTATTGATTTGCTACCTCGTGCATTCAAGCGAGCTAATACAACGTATGTTTGGATCTGCCCCAAGAAAGAGCTGCTTTTTGTTGATACCAGTAGCTTTAAGAAGGCAGAGGATGTCCTCGCTCTTCTCAGAAAAACAATTGGCTCTCTGCCTGTTGTACCAGTTACCTTCGAATCAGCTATTGACGTCACCTTAACTGAATGGCTTAAAACTGGAGAAGTTCCTAGTGGATTTTCGCTACTTGAAGAGGCAGAGCTGAAATCTGTTCTAGAAGATGGCGGCCAGATCCGTTGTAAGCAGCAAGAGTTAACTTCTGAAGAAATCCAAATTCATATCGAAGCAAACAAAGTCGTCACCAAGTTAGCAATCAACTGGCAGGACCGTGTGGATTTTGTTTTGTCGGATGATGGTAGCCTGAATCGTCTCAAGTTTTCAGATGAGCTGGTGGATCAGAATGATGATATTGCCCGTGAAGATGTAGCTCAGAGATTTGATGCCGACATGGTTCTTTTTGCTGGTGAGTTTGATGCTTTCCTCCCTGAACTGTTTGATGCTCTAGGTGGGGTGGTGAAATGTCAGTAGTGAAGCTAATTGAAAAGCCGTGGGCAAAGGCAGTTAGATGCCTACCAAATGAATTAGCTCGATATGCTCTATTCACCGTTGGGACATCACAGGAACGTCGTTATTATACCAAGCCAATTTTATTAGGCTTGATTGATGGCAGTCATACTCCCATGGAGTTGCAGTTTGTAGGGCCAGAACTAAGGCAAGATGATTTAGATGTTTTTTTAGAGTTGCTTCATTATGCGCGTGATGCGGATTTGTCCGGTCGTCTAACATTTAAACGTGCAGATTTAATGAGAGCGTTAGGATGGTCAAGAACCCCATTTTATTACGATAGATTGCTGCAGTGTATGCGTCGGTTGAGTCAGTCAAATGTTGAAGGTCTGATCACTCGTCGTGAAGAAGGCGATCTAATTCAACATCGTTTTAACTTTAATTTGGTAGACTCGTTCGAATATAAGGACGTGAATGGTGCAATGGCGCGTTTTTGGCATTATCGTTTACCTGTTGAGATGGTGAAGTTTTTCACCTCTTCTGGTTTTGCAAGAATCGATCTAAAGCGCCGACAGGCATTAAAGAATAACCATATTGCTAAGTGGCTGCAGTTTTACTTTGCCAGTCACAAGGCCAATAACAAATATGCGGTCTCTGTAGAAAAGGTTATGCATAGTTGTGGCTCTAAGGCGAGTGATTTGAAAACGTTTCGTCAAAAATTGAAAGCGGCGCTTAAATTGCTCAAAGCAACTGGTATTGTAGATGCCTACATAGATACAGGCTCAGATCGGATTTTGCGTAAGTAACGCTCACGCTATTCGGATACAACGCCCCAAAAAAGGGGCGTTTTTATTGTTAAGGTCATATTGTGAATTGGATATTCATTGTTTTTAACCTGATCCCTTTGTTGCTTGGCTGGTTTGGATTCTCAACCGGTGAGCCGGAATTGGTTACTTTTGCTATTACTATTATCGCTATCCGTGCAGCGCTAGTGCTGTTTACGGTGCCTAAGATGTACATTAAGTTCCAAAAAGCAGATCAATTGACACGACGTTACCACCGAAGACAGCTGAAGAAGCCAGCCTTGGTTTTTATCGTATCTTTTATAACACTCTGGTCACTGGTGGTGTGGGGCGAGGTTCTTGTTTTATCTATGGTGGTGCTAAGCACTTCCATGTATCACGGAATGAGAAGTCACATAGTTAGGCATTCTTACTAAACCGCATCATTAACAAACGAACGGCATTCTCGTATGAGGGTGCCGTTTTTTTATGTCTTGTGTATGCTGAGGTTTGAGTTACCCACTTGTGGAAAACCTGTTTATATACAGTGGTATAAGTACTGTATATACAGTGGAATTTAGCAGATTTTAAGCATAAGTTGAGATACCAAAATGCATAAATAGAGATACCCGTTTGCATAAGTTGAGATACCAAAACGCATAAATAGAGATACCCGTTTGCATAAGTTGAGATACTAGCAAAGCATAAGTTGAGATACCATTTTTAATATTTAACCCTTTTAAAACATACGCTTGCATTTGTTGCTTGGTGATGTTTTGGGAGGCAACAACCATCTTATAACCATATATAACCATTTAATAAACCATCTTATAACCTATTAAATAAAGAAATAATAAAAGGAAAAATTCTTTTTGATTTATCTAAGAAGAAAGAAAAAGGGCAATTAAACACTTAGGATCCTTATTGATCTATTGTTTCTAATGGTGATTTCTCGCTTACCAGAGCCTCTCTGCTTGCGTTTGAATGGTAGTTGAATGCCATTGCATGAATTATTAATTACGGCGCTCTATGAGCTTTTAAGGCGCTTTTAGTCGATAGCTGACTAATTAGGAACTATGTGCCTATAATGTGAGCGTTAAGGGAGGGCTATGCCATGAGTAAACCATTTCAAGTTTATTGGAGTGAAGACGGCCATATAACAAACGAGGCAAATTGGTTGGACTACGTTGAAACCGATGATCCTGTTAGAGCTGAGCAAATGTACTTCAAGCTGTGTAAAAAGATGCTTAGTAAGCAGGGCTATGTGTTTTTGCAATCGACAGATCCAGAATCGGTCCCATACGGACGATTTAATACCTGTTCTGGTATTTGCTGGAATGTCGACCGTGAAGAACAAGAGATCCGACGATGGATGACTTGGGCTATGCCTCAAGAAATCCCCTATAAACGCTGGAAAGCTCCCACCACTCATATGGTTAAGGGGTTAAAAGCCGCTATTTTGATGCGTTCTGGCGAAAAGATAGGATGTGAGATCTCTGGTGAAACGATAGGTAGGGTGCTTGGTCGTAGTTCTCGTGGTGTCCGGTATTGGATTGCTGAGGACGGTGAAAGTCGAAGTATTGATTACGCTAATTGGCGTTGTTTGTTGGAAATGGCCGGATTCAAGAATAAACCGATAGAAACCTATCTGTAGAATTGGATCTTATGACTGAAACACAACTGGAAAACATGGCAAAGGCTGGCAATATTTTGGCTGGTCAAGCGCTGAGGCAGTATAGAAAGGCAAAGCAACCGAAAATAACCAACGGAAAGCCACTTAAAACGGTTCCTGCAAAGCGTAAAGGGGATAAGGGTCCTAGTGGGTTAGAAATGTCTTTTGCTATGCAGGTGAAGCAATCAGGGCTTCCTATGCCTTTGTGGGGGAAGGACGAGTTAAAGTTTCATCCTAAGCGCCGCTGGCGTTTTGATTTTGCATGGGAAGAACACAAAATTGCCGTAGAGATCGAAGGGGGAACATACAACCATGGTAGAGAGCAAATAGATTCTAGATCGGGTAAAAAAGTTACTCAGAAATCACGGCATCTAACGCCAACAGGTTTTCACGAGGATTGTGTGAAGTACGGAGAGGCCGCAATATTGGGGTGGTGTGTGCTTAGGGTGGATGCCAAGATGGTTAAGGACGGCTCAGCGCTTGCTATGCTTGAAAGGGCGATTCAGGATAAAACACTAGATTAGTATTTAGATAGTATCTATCGGGTATTTACTTGGTACCCGATAGATACTTATTTGGTGTCGTCGATAAGGATGTTTTCAAGCTCTGATTCATCGGCAATATGTTTATTTTTGACTAGCCAGTTAACTAAAAGCGCGAACTCACCATCATTCATAGTTCTGAAACGAGCGCTATCGGGAGTGGTTCTCCAAGCCCAAATGGTATTCACGCTCGTCTTGTAACAAATATCTGCTACTTGTTGCGCTTTCAACTTGAAATGCTTCTGAATTATCTTGAGTTTTTCGTTATTGGTCATTAAAACGTTCCGTCAGTGTTTCGTAAAAAATAACACTCAGGCGGTACAAAGTACAGGTTAACGCTGAATGGCTGTCATTTTTCCACAGTGCTGGCACTTACAGCGTATTTTGTTGCGTGTTTTCTCGGCTTTCTCCTGCATTTCCTGCCATCGCCAGTAGAGCTGTGAGTTTTTATTGGCCAGAAGCTTTAAAACCCACATAGGGCTTAATACTTCTCGGCAAAGGCCGCACTCCACAGTGTCGTTGGACTCATTTATTTTGAAATCCCCGTGTTGGCATTTAAGGCTATGGCGGTATGTTTGAGTCTCTTTGAAAATAGGCTTATCTGAAGAAGATTGTTTGATTTGCTTAAATTCAACAATGTTGTCGTTATCTTCCATTATGGCTCCCGTTGAATTGGTACCCTCATCAATGAAGGTACCAACGACAGGCGGCAGTTGCCGCGCTGTAAAAGGTTATTGGCAAGCGCAGGCGCAAGGCTCAGCTTCGCCACTGTGAAGCGCTTTGCGGTTGAATTCGACCTCTGCTAGCAAATCAACCAGCTCTTTGCTTGAGTCGGTTGTGTAGCCAAGAGCTTTGAGAAGAGAGCTTCGGAGCATGTTTTGCTGATCGCTTTCCATATCGACAACGTTGTGTGATTTGGTGACAGCGGTGATCAGTGCTGAAATAATTTCGATGAAGTATTCAGCTTCGTGCAAGGCGTCATAAAGTGCATGGTGCAGTGGGCCTTCTCTTTTGAGGGTGTATTTCGGGTCGATACCAAGTAGTAAGCGTCCAAGAAGACAAGCTGTGCGTAGTGATTGGTTGCCTCTAAACTTCCAAGGTTGCTCGATACCTGCTTCTTCATAAGCGTGTGACAGGATCACGTTATCAAATTCAGGGCCGTTACCCATTACTTGGGCTTTGGTGCCTTCTGGTGTGTTTTCTTCAATGTAATACGCGATTTGGTGAAGAGCTTCAGGAAGAGACAGGCGCTCATCACTTTTATCTGAAGAAAATAGTTCAGCATAAGCTTCTGGTGACTCTGTTTCTTGGCGCATCCAGAATGCCATTGTGCTATCTGGCTGGTTGATGTCATCTTTGACTCGGTTCTCTTGGCCTTCATTGCTGATCAGCATGTATGTTTGGTTAATGATGCGACGCTGATACACGTCTACAGTTACCACTGAAGCTGAAAAGATATGAGCATCAGGACCTTTAGAGCCTGTTTCAATGTCTGTTACGTGGATGATTGGGCTTGATTTAATGCTTTTTAGGTAATCAAGTGTTGGTAAAGTCATAGTGATTGTCTCTCTTGAATTTTCAATATTTCTAGTTTGGAATTAACAGGTACGATTTTAGATTTTGAAAAGTCCCTGTGCGGGTACTTTTTAGTGTCAATGGTTAGCCTTCTTTTAGCAGCACCTTTGCTTTTAAAAACCTGAGCGCTTTCAATGACTAGCGTTCTACAAGGGTCTCCATCGCCTTGAGAGAACCAGCACCCATCGAACCATTCAATGATGTATCCAGTGCTCATTGTTCGGTCTCCAGAGAATCTAAAGTTACTCTCTCCCCCACGACCGTGGTTGTGTATGTGACGGAATATTCAATTTCTAACTCATATTCGCCGCCGCAGATATCACACGTTTCTTTTCCATTGCTAGGTTCGTCTGGCTCGTAGCTGGTACCGCAGTGAGGGCAAACAATCTCATCGTTGTGCTTGTAGTCCCACTCGTCGTAATCGTTACTCGCAACCTTTTCCAGAGCTTCACGTTTTAGCTTCTGGTCAAGGGCGGTTTGACATGGGTCGCATCTAAACCCTTCTCTCGTTCCCCAGACCGTCCCTATGATTTCAGATCTATGCTTGCGGCAGCCCACGCAAACATTGTGTTCGTCACAAACAAAGTAGTCCCAGCCATTTGTGCTTCCTAAGCATTTTTCACAGCCAACAACCCAGTACCATGCGCCGTCAATGAACTCTGATTTGAGGCCCTTTTGTGGTGGAGTAAGCTCTAATGTCGGCAAGTCTTTGTTATTGCTGTTCCATACTGATTTCATTGGACCGTTATGAATACGATCAGTCCATTCTGGCAATGCTTCAGGGATGAGTATTTTGATATTTTTATCCATGGAGATCTCCTGCTGGTGGCTGCGACGCATGGCCACAGCCTGTTATTGGTTAAGCTGCTTTAGGCTGGCGGCTTAGGTCTGACCAACTATTGTGTTGGTGTTGCCATTGCTCGACCAATTTTTCCAGTTTGGAGTAGATTTGCTTCACAGCTGCTTCACCAAATCCCTTTGAGGCTTTGCCTGCTTTATTTTTAACGATGGCAAGTAAGCGGTGTGGTGGTATGTGCAGAACGCTGTAGAGACTTTGGAATCCTGCATTGTTCAGAGTGTCTAAATGCTTAGGGTCAATCTCAGCATCTTCTAAATACGTTTCTTTGGCCCATTCCATGCGCTCAATAAGGTGTGGGTGCGTTACTTCAATGCGATTGATGATGAGTTCATGTAGTGCATCATGGATGTCTGTCGGCCAGCGATCGGCTAAGTAATCACATGGAGGGTAAAAAGGCTGTAACCAGTCAGTCACAGAGACGGTGATATTTAATCCGTGATTGGATTTAACTTCGTAATACCAATCTAGATCGTTAATGATTTTAATGGTGTCCGCTTCTGGTCGGAAAGATAGGCCGTATTCAAAAACATGGATGTAGCATTTCAGTTTCCCGTCGGTCCCAAGAAATACTTTGTTTATTACGTCGCCGTCTTTGTGCATAAGACGAGCACGGGCCTCATTAAGTTCTTCAGAAAGCTGGGTGTTGGTTTGGACCATCACGTTCTTTTTGGTTTCAGCATCCACCAGCTGGCTTTTAAGCTCACGGATCTTGGTGCGTTGTTCTTCGAGCAGTTTTTGCTTTTCATCGCTCTTTTTACGCTGTGCAGCAATGCGGCTTTTCATTTGATCAGGCTGCATATCCTGCAGGCGTTTGAGTTCAGCTAGCTTGTCTTTGACATTTGATTGAGAAACTTTGGCTTGTGCTTTCTCTCTTTCGGCTTCAGATATGGTTTTTTTGCTTCTAGCTCAAGATCATCAAGGTTGGCGCGTAGCTCTGATAACTCATTCTCTGTACGAGATAGATCACCTTGGGTCTTTTCAAGTTCGTCACAAAGCGTGTTGAAATCATCAACTTCAGCATTGTACTGTTCAATGACAAGCTGCTCAGTCTGGTCGACCATGGCGATCGCAGCATTAACGGATGTATGAGCAATGCCTTCGGTTTTGTCTGCAGCAATGCCTAGCTGAAAACGAGCAGGGTTAAGGGCGGACTGCAGGGCAGTTGCTACGTTACTTTTTTCGGTTGTCATTATACTTCTCCTTCAATCTTTAAACTCGGTATTGGTAAGCGGGTGTTAGCTATGGCTGCATGGAACGGTTCAAGAAGTCCCAGATCTTGTCGACATAAACCTCTAACTTCTGGTCAATGCGCGTGAGCTTTGCTTGCAGCGACCTTTTGAGGCGCATAGAATAGGGAACTGGTTTACGCATTAAATAACAGTGAGCAGCTAACAGACGCTCTGAATGTTCCATTCTGGATAACTGTTGATTGTCCATTGTTGGGATCCTTCTTCCTGTGTGGTGTGTGGACTATGGCGTATCAATCTTTGGTCGGGGCGATACGCCAACCTTTCTAAACTTCGGCTTAACTCTTAGCTTGAATCTCTTTCCATCGGCATTTTTGCCGGTCAAATTAAACTCACTATCTATGTCATCAGCCAGCCTTTGAGCATCATCGTGGAAATCCGCGAACTGTTGCTGTGTCAGGTTGTTTGCTGTGTTTCCCTGAAATCGCGCTGAAAGCACTGTCACCTTGTGCCTCCCGTCTCCGTTCGCATGTCTTCGTGGTGTTGTCATCAACATTTTCCTGTCGTCGATAGAAATAATATTGGGTGTTAACGTCACTGTGACAGTTAGCTCCCTTCGAGCTAATGACGCCAATATATATCTAAATCCTGTACAATGTACAGGATTTTTTTAAAAAGGTTGAGGCAGAGGCAAAAATCACTCAGCCAATTGGGACTCTCGATGCAGACACATACAGTTAGTTTTTCTGAATCATCCGTTAAGCGAGCGCTAAAGAACGTGCAAGGTTGCGAAATTAAAGTTTCGTCACGCCCCACGGTTTTGTTGCGTCCGCATAAAGGTTCAGAGACGGGGACTTGGTATCTGCGTAAAGGGAAGAAATATCATCCACTTGGTGGGTATCCGGCAGTTTCTACGGCGGTCGTTAAAGAGCGCTTACCTCATATCGTGCTTGAATTGACGATGAACCCAGATGCAAAGGTTGAGATCAGTAGCTTCCAGAAAGTAGCCGATCTCCTTAACTGGTATTGCGAACGTTCGCAAAATGACAGAGAGCTGTCTAAAAAGCGTAAAGCAACGGTGAAGTCAGTGATCAACAAGCACCTAATTCCGATGCTGGGTGATAAGGCTATTGATGAGCTAAATCATGCATGTATTGATGATGTGCTTATCTGGCCGCTTCAAAGTAAATACTCCCTCTCTAACGTAAGGCTGATTTTCTCAGCGTTAAAAGCGGCCTTTAAGATAGCTGCCAAGCAGAACCGGATTGACTCTAATCCGCTTGCTGGTCTGTTGTTTACCGACTTTATTCAAAAACGTATCAATCCCAAAGACGCCCAAATCAGATCTGCTGATATTCCTTCGGTGTTTGCTTCGCTGGTGGAATGCCATTACAGCACTAGGATGCTGATCTTAATGATGCTCCTGTTTGGTACCCGTATAGGTGAAACCCGTCAGGCGAAATGGTCCCACATTGATAATGAATACTGGCACCTGCCAGCTGAACACACGAAAACCAAGCAGTCGCACCGTTTGCCATTGACTCCTTTTGCAAAGTCCCTGTTTGAATTGCATCGAAATACCCAGAAGTCGAAAGGCTATACAGGGCAGTTTCTTTTTCCTAACGATGATCGCAGTGGTCATTGTGTGCCAGCCAATACGGCGAGCATTCAGGTAAGGCGCGTGTCTGCTGGTAATTGGACCGCGCATGATTTGAGAAAAGTCGCTCGTACAGTGTGGGCAGACTTAGGTGTGGATTACATGGTCGGTGAAATGCTACTGAACCACGCCCTTAGCAAACTTGATAAGACTTACATCCATACTCACGTCGAACACAAGATGAAAGAAGCTCTTAACCAGTACCACGATTGGCTGAAAGAGCAGGGCCTTTCGTTCTAACCCTCTCAAAAATCCCAATCAATTAAAATAAATCCTGTACAATGTACAGGATTTTGTTATATGGTGTTTCCACTTTCAAAAAAGGAGTGTCGAAATGCTGTTAAACGAATTGAATATTCACCTACTTTCTCTGCTATCTGAGCACAAAAAAGCAACGGGTTATGGCCTAACAAAAATGATGAGCACTAGCCATGTATGGCGTGCGTCTCATCAACAAATCTATCGTTCACTGAACAAGCTAGCCGACGATGGCTTTCTTGCTTGTCAGGACGAGCCGCAAAAAGGTAAGCCTGATCGTAAGCATTATTCACTCACTGAGGTGGGTATCAAAAAGCTGAATGAGGCAGTAGAAAGCGCCCTTCCTTCAATCAAATCACTGCACAGCATTCGCACTGTCATGTTGAATGTGGGTAATCAAAATTACTTTGAAGAGCTACTGGAACAGTTAAGAGCTGAGATCCAGAAAACAGAGCTGTTACTTGAAAAAGCTGAAACCCCGTCAGAACGTATTTCTATGCAGCGTGAGATTTACATTAATCGCGCTGAAGAAAGCTATTGCGTAGAGGCTTTGGAGTACCTTCAAAGCGCGAAACAAATAGCTGCTTAAAACAGGGAGCTAACCATGAGCATGTCAACAACAAGTCACGATATAAAAGCAGAAGTGAAGCACCTTAATGCTAAGGGGTTATCCGTTGATGTTATCGCTTTTACATTAGGTCTATCACCTTTGTCTGTTAAGGGGTTTCTGAAAAAGCCTTTAACCATTTGGTCTGATGAAGACAAGCAATCTCTAAAGAATAACGCCGGAAAGATGAGTGCCGATGACATTGCCAGCCTTGTAAATAAAACAAAAAGACAAGTACAGGCAAAAGCCCAGAAAATGGGCATTTCGTTGGCATTTAAAAATGCAAAGCCTAAGCCGTGGACGTTAAATGACGAACGTTTCATTAAGCGTAATGCGGGGCTGATATCCGGTGTAGAAATCGCTAAGAGTTTGGGACGAAAAGTTGAACATGTTTATCGAAAAGCATACCTGATGGAGCTTTCTCTTTACGTTCGTGGAGAGAACAGCCATGCCGCAATTTACCCCGACCATGAAATTGAACTGTGCCGTCAGCTCGCTGATGAAGGACTGAAGGCGCCAACAATTGCAAAAAAATGGAGATGAGCCGTAGCTTTGTTCATCAAGTGATCAAGCACGAGCGCAGAACCTATTGCTAACAACACAAAGAAGGAAACCCAATGAGTATTTCATTGAATGCAGTTGCTCTACACCAATTGGTAAAAATGAACAAGAGGAATTAGTTGTTCATTTTGGTAATCATCACCAACCTATCCAGCCAGCATATGAGGCACTTGTAGAAGAGCTTCACCGTGCTTACGCAGGCAAAGCCAAAGGCTATGGTCAGTTCCAGTCTGACAGTGATTTTCAACAATGGCTGACAGATTGCCGTAAAGGAAACGCACCGTTTTATGAATTCTCTAAAACCAGCGCCGTTCGCCTTAAAGATGAACTTAGTAAGTACCCTTTTGCTGATGCAGGGACGTTAGTTTTTGCTGAGTACCAGTCGTTAGCTACTGACTACTTGCTAGTTGGCTTAGTGTCTTCTAACTCTGGCATGACCGTAATGGACAACCTTAGCCTGAGTGCAACGGCTTACCTTGATATTGCCAAGATGGATCTTGCTGCAGTTATTGACCTTTCTACCTTTGAAACCGATTCAGATTCAAACCGTTACTTGTCATTCATTAAAGGGCGAGTGGGCCGTAAGGTGTCTGACTTCTTCCTTGATTTCTTACAAGCTGAAGTGGGCTTTGATGCGAAGCAGCAAAACCAAGTGTTAATGCAGGCTGTTGAGGACTTTTGTTCCGATGCGAAGCTAGACAAAGAAGAAAAGGTTTCGTTTAAAAAGTCGGTGCATGACTACTGTAATGATCAGAAGAAGTGTGGTGAAGAAGTTAATGTCAAAGAGCTATCAGGTGAGCTTCCAGAGTTTGGCGACGTAGGGACCTTTATTAATTACACAGAAGAGCAGGGTTATGAGTTGGAAGATAGTTTTCCTGCTGATGCTGGTTGCGTTCGTAAGCTTACAAAGTTTATTGGTGCTGGTGGCGGTCTGAACCTGTCTTTTGATGCTCTACTACTAGGTGAGCGCGTTTTCTATGATGCCGAAACCGACACTCTTACCATCAAGGGAACACCGCCTAACCTACGCGATCAGTTAACTCGCCAAGGGGGTGCAAAATGAACCCTCTATTCAATGCCAAAGGTGAGCAAGTCCCACCACGTCCAGAACTGACCGACGAAATGAAAAAAGCCGGTGCATTAAAAGCGGTTCAAAGCGGTCACTTAGCTCGTGTTAATGAAGATGAAGCCGAGCAGTTTTTCGTAGATATTGCCAAGCATTACTACTGTGGTGTTGATGCTTATGACCTAGCCAAAGACATGGATAACTATGGTGGTTGGAACGTTGACTCGATGTTTGTTGATGATATGGAGCAGGTAGATAGCCATATCCAAGACATCCACCGCAATGCGATTAAAGATTGGGCTGATGCTTACCAGCCTGTACCGCCTTTTGAATTGGGAGTAGAGCTTCACCTTCATTCCTTTGATGGTCCTAGCAATGGTGTTATAGACCGCATCTATGAATACGACCCAGCAAAGTACTGCGTAAGAATGGCAGGAACTGCCGAGGGCGACACTTCACGCCGTTTAATCAAGTTTGAAGAGGCGAGACTTCGCAAAGTGACTGTTGGTGATGTTGTCGAGCCGATAAAGCCTGACTATCAGCTAGCTAGTGGTTGCAGCCGTTACGATAACGCTGTGGTTGTGTCCGTTGAACCATTTGTACTGGTGTCCCATGGTGCTGATATGCGTTGGCAATCAACCGTTAAGCGCGAGCAATTCAAAATTGTAGGCAAGGTAGAGGGTGAAGCCCTTGAAGCCTGTATGAAGCGTTCGGAGGCTTAACCATGGCAAAGCAACTGACTAAATTAGACGCGATACGCTTATTTGAGCAAGCAACTTATCAAGAAAATCTCTGGGAACATTTGATGGATGATTTTTATGATGAAAAAACAAACTCGTTTCCAACCATTTATGACGTCATGGTTGCCCTTGGGGTAAGTAAGGAAGAGTACGTACAGGCGACAAGCTCAGAAAATGTTGATTGGCCTGAAGAAACACAGATTAAAAATGTGCTCTTAGAAACCTCTGTTGAGGTTAAAGGTCCCGTCGAGTATGGAATGACACTCGCGGCTTACCTGATAGCTGGTGCAAACGTATGGCCGTGGCATAAGGGCTATAAACCTCTCGATACTGAAGAGTGCTCACACCACCTATATGGGTGGGAAGAATGCGGATTCCTGAAACATGCCGGTGTTGGGGAGTTAGCGTCTGGTGATTTTAAGTCTCCTTTGGAGTTAATTGATGCTGTTAAAAAGGCCAAGGGGGCTTAACCATGCATGATCCTATTTCTATCGACCAAATGAGCGTGGTTAATGCCATCAATGCAGAGCTATCGCGCCAATGCCCTAACATGCCTTTCTGTCCGAGCATCTTCAATACGGTGATCAAAGCTGCCAATTTGGTAGTTGAAGAATGCGGTCGAGAGCCGGTGAAAGTTAGAGAAGGTATGTCTATCTCTGAATGGTTTGAATGTGATGATACAGGAACTAGCTCAAAGTATATGGCTTATGCCATTGATGGTGGCACTACACGCTTGCCTATACAGAGTTATTCATACCCTCATGATGCTGATGATTTCGGTCGCTGCCTTCGTATGGTCCGAGCGTTGGGTTTTGATAAGAAAGTAGTTGTGATGATAACCGCTGGCGATGAGTGGAGAGAGATTGCTACTCACTGGGATGAGCTGGTGGCTCATTATGACAATGAAAACTGGGAAGGGCTTTACAGCTTCTTGTCCGGCTTGAGCAAAAGCTAAGGAGTCGGGACTATGCAAAATAAAGTGGGGGCAGATTCAATCTGCCTCAACGATAAGCTGGAAGCCCTGATCGCCATACTTCGCAAGGGTAAGTATGAGTTTGCTGATGAAAAGGTATGCCAAGAGTACCTAGAAGAGCACTTTACAAACCTTGGGCTTCGCTTTGAACGTGAGTACCGCCTATCTGATGGCCGCAGCATCATAGATTTTTATTTTCCTAATTCCGGTATAGGGCTGGAAGTTAAAGCGTCAAAGGCGTGGAACAAAATGGGCGTATATCGCCAGTGTGAGCGTTATTGCCTTAATCCTGAAGTCAACGGTTTGATACTGGCAACCGCTAAGCCACAGGGGCTACCAGAGAAAATTGAAGGCAAACCAACGCGCTTTTATCACTTAGGGGAGAACGGGCTATGAGCAAGCTTGTTGTTAACAGAACGTTTGGCGAGCTACACCGCACTGAATCTGGTTGGGATCTGGTGGATATAGAGCCTCATGTGGCAATTCGCCTAAAACAGCTTTTCCCTAAGATACCTAAGCACAAAGCAAAATTGTTTTCTTTGCAGGACTCACAGGAAGTCGCAGCGGATCTTCTTTGGTTTACTCAGCGTTACGCATTAAAGGCGTCTGATAAAGATTTACGGTACCTGAAAAAGCGTAGCCGCGAGTATCACAAGAAGCAGGAAGAGGCGCATTCAATTCTACTTCCTGATTATATGCCGGCGGTACGTGTTGGATTGATGCCTAATCAGTCCCTTCGTGATTACCAGCTGGTGGGGTTGGACCTACTGGAGTCGGTTAAAAGGCTTCTGGTTATTGATGATGTTGGTTTGGGTAAAACCTATCTTGGTTTGGGTGTAGGACTACTCCCTAACGCTTTACCAATGGTTATTGTTGTTGAACCTCACCTGCAGGAGCAATGGTGCGAGAAAGCGGCAGAGTTCATCAATCTGTCAGTGCATAAAGCAAAAGGGAATAAACCCTACAAGCTACCGCAAGCCGATATCTATGTTTTCAAATATAGCCAGCTTTCCTCATGGGTAGATGTGCTTACCGCTGGATGGGTGAAAGCGATTATCTATGACGAAATCCAACAGCTTAGACGTGGTGGAGAGAGTCAACGTGGTATGGCTGCGTTAGCCATTAATCAAACCGTTCCTATTGTCGTAGGGCTTACAGCAACGCTTATCTACAACTACGGGATAGAAGCTTTCAATATCTGCAATATGGTCAGACATGAAGTGCTAGGAAGCCGTGATGAGTTTTTGCGTGAGTGGTGTACTCGTGATTACGGTCAAGCTAATGATAAAGGCATTGTTGCCGATCCTGATGCGCTAGGTTCATACCTTCGAGAATCAAGAGTACTTATCCGTCGTACTAAGGCTGATGTTGGTCAAGTGGCGAAACAGTTAGAGCCGCATATTGAGTGGGTGGCGCCAAACATGAAGAAAGTGGCTGATATGGAAGTCTTAGCTGAGCAGTTGGCGGTTAAAACTCTATCCGGTTCTTATGTGGAACGAGGGCAGGCAGCGCGAGACTTTGACCTCAAGATGCGCGAAATGACAGGTATAGCAAAAGCTCACAGCGTTGCTGCTTATGTTCGTATGTTTATTGAGTCTGGTACCCTGTGGTTCTTTTCGGTTGGCATAGGGCTGTTTACGACATTTGGGCCAAAGAATTAGCCGATCTTAACCCGCTCTTTTATACCGGCTCTGAAAGCCAAGTACAGAAGGAACGCAATAAGAAAGCGTTTGTTAACGGTGAGTCTGAGCTGCTAATCATGAGTTTGCGCTCTGGTGCGGGTACCGATGGCATTCAGCATCGATGTTCAACCGTTATTTTCGGGGAAGAGGATTGGAGTCCGCAGGTAATGACTCAGTGCATTGGTCGATTGGACCGTGACGGTCAAGCCGACTCTGTTTTTGTGTTCCATGCAGTCACCCAGTACGGCAGTGATCCAGAAATGCTCTCTATCTTGGGTGTGAAGTCTTCACAGGCACGAGGCATTCAAGACCCAGGTTCTAAGGTCGTTGGAAAGCAGGTAGATACGGACCGTATCAAGAAGCTTGCAGAGAGCTACCTTGCAGGGCGTGGTGTGAAAGTGCCAGAAAAAGTGAAATCACTCAAGGATGCAGACGTAGAGCTGCTTAGAGAAGTTATTTAGGGGTTATTGATTATGACAAGCACAATTAAACACATACATATTCCGGTTGAAAGCCTTTTGGCTATGGAAGAGCAAGAGTTTAGCGAAACAGTGACGCATCCAGATGGAATGGAAGCAGCGAAAAAAGAGTTGATGGAAATGCTTGATGAGGGGGTTACTTGTCTGGTGTTGGATTCGACTTGTGACAATAGAAAATCAGACGGTTCGTGCGCTGGGCACCCTGTAGAAGATTAAGGATTTGATGATGAAAGAAACATACCTTCCATTTACTGCAGATATGGTCAAAGCGTTGTTAGATGGCCGCAAACTTGTTACCCGTCGCCCTCTGGTTATTCCAGAGGGCTGGGAGTTACACGACCGCAAACCATCCAAGATCACCAGCTCTCACCCTAAAAAGGGTAAATGGGGCGCATTAATAAGGCGTGGTGTTGGCACTGACTTCCCTCAGTCAAACCTTGTCACTGCTCCTTGTTTTGTGGGCGATTTAGTCTGGGTTCGTGAAACGTGGGGAGTTATTAGTCACTATTTTGATGAAAACGGCAATTTTGTTGACTGGACGCCAGATAGACCAGCACTGCCAGTAAAAGAGCTGAAATACGGGAAAGGCTACTATTCTGGTCATGTCATTTTCCGCGCTGATGGTGAAATGAATTGGTGTGATGATTTTGGAGAGGAAAAGTCTGCATGGCACCCTTCCATTCATATGCCAAAGGCAACGAGTCGAATCACATTAAAAGTAACTGATGTTCGTATTGAACGTGTGCAAGAAATCACGGAAGAGCAAGCCATTCTTGAAGGAATGCCGACAAATGAAGAATGTCAGCGTATGGCGGTTGAGTCCGGTTTGAGTTGGTACCAAAAGCCAGTTACTTGGTTTAAGAGCCTATGGGACAGTATTTACAACGATTGGAATAATAACCCGTATGTCTGGGCTATTGAGTTTGAGGTCGTTAATAAGAACATTTCAGAGGTTGTCGAAGATCTAAAGCAACAGGAGAGTGCAGCATGAAAAACTACTTTGCAGAAATAATGAAATTGGTTACACGTCCTGATTTCCGTTCAAGTAGCGCTGTCACTCAGGCTATGCATGAAGAGTTTGCGGACGCTCAGTTGCTGATTGGCGCTCAGGCGCACATGGGCGACAAGTTGGTCCTTCACCGTCTTAAAGGCCGTTATGGCTGGTGGAATGAAGAAGTTTGCACCATAGATGAGCTGTATGCTTACCGCCAAAAAGCCCTTGATGATAATGATCATATCAGCGTATTGATATTTACCAGCATGATTGCGGCTAGAGAAGCGCATAAGGACTCGTTATGAGTTGGGCTGATTGCGGATTTGATAGTGCCGGAAGGCCAATAGGCTATGTTCACGCTGCGGTTTGTGATCATGAAGGCTGTGAGAAGAAAATTGATAGGGGGCTTTCTTATGCTTGCGGTGGTATGCATGGGACCGATGAACATGGGTGTGAAAAGTACTTCTGCCAAGACCACCTAAGCGAAACACTCTCTGAATATGGACGATTCTATAACGTCTGTGATTCATGCGCCAAAGAGCTTGTAGAGAGTGGTGAGTGGGAAATGGATCACAGTGAAGGCTGTTTGGTTCGTGTCCCTGTTGAGTGGACTGAAGACGAACTGTATGAGTGAACTATGAATTATGGTCAATGTGTCCATTGTGGCACTGATGTGTATCAAAGTGATGAGCGCGTCAACTTGTCAATTGGTGTTTCGCATTTTACATGTGATCAGGAATATAAGCTTTCTTGTGATCTTGAAATGAAAGAAATGATGGAGCAAGAGAAAGTTCAGGCTAAGCGTGAAAATAAGCTTCTTGCACGTCTCAAGCGCACTTTAAAGCCGAAAATCTACAGTTTTATTGAGAACCAGTTTGAAGAGCACAGGGTGAACAGTATTGACGTTGTTGGCTTTGATAAAATATCCGGCAATAGAGAGCGAGCAAGGGATTGGTACGGTGAGAGTGTTGCGGTTCGTTATATCTACGATGACACGAGTACTGATTATTGGGGTGACGGTTACGGTGGTTTTATTTGGATTCCCATTGGTAAGGCTCGTTATCTTCAAATGCATATATGGGGTTAGGTGACTATGTTACGTTAAATCGCGCCCATACGATTAAAGACCAGCCTTAGCGCTGGTTTTTTTGTGTCTGAATTTCACAGAAAAGCCGGATAAAAAGTGAGACTGGCGCGTAATCTCTGGTTTGCCTCTTGTTTTCTCAATCCCTTGTTATACGTGGCCTCACAGTGCCTAAGTGAATCTATTGCATAGGAGGATTCACGGTATAGGTCGCCACACCTCGATAAAAGTGTGTTGATGCGATAAATCCCCCTTCGAAACACACTACAGGCTCAGCTAACGCTGTCTTTTTGTTAATAAATCGGAGGGCTTATGCCTGAATCAATCAATCTAACCGCGATGGGTTTCACAGCTCTGACCGGTGTCGGTATGAAGTTAGTGTTTTTGTGCCTTGCTTTGGTCGTTATGACCATGATGCGCAAGGTTATTTTTGGTGAAGACGGGGTGAAAAATGACTGGATTGCAAAAGCTAAAGAAAAGGGCGATTTCCGCTCTGTTGCTATTTACCAGTGCGTTATGTTCGGTAGTACCTGTTTCCTCCTTGGCAGCGTCCTTTCCTGACAAATATGACACTCAAATCAAGAAGTCAGCAAAACGCTGGCTTCCTGCTTATGAGGCGGTCTATGGGATGGAGATTTTAAAGGCTCAACTGTATCAGGAGAGCCTTCTCGACCCGCAGGCCGTCAGTTATGTCGGGGCGGCAGGGTTAGGGCAGTTCATGCCAGCAACGTGGGCCGAAGTATCGGGCCAGCTTGGCTTTAGTGGTGTGTCAGTGCATAGCCCTGAACACAATATTGAAGCTGCTGCTTTCTACATGGCCAGTCGGCTTAATGTGTGGCAGTCCCCCCGTCCTATGTCAGACCGTTTATCGCTTGCTTGGGCTTGCTATAACGCTGGGTGTGGTTGGGTTATCAAGGCGCAGAAGCGCTGTGGTAATCCGTCACCTTACAAAGACATTATTCAGTGTCTTCCGCAAATAACAGGTAATCACTCGAAAGAGACCATTACCTATGTTGAGCGGATTTGGCGGTACTGGATGCAGATGAGGATGCTCAAATGAACCCTGTTTTTATGGCGGGTGGTCTCATTGGAGCATTGCTACTGGGCGTCATTGGCGTCCAGTACAACACCATCGACAACCTAGAGGTTGCTATTGAAGCCAAAACGCAAGAAAACGCTCGGCTGGTGCAAACCAATGCTCAGTTTAAGCAGGAATTGCAAGGGGCTAACGATCGTATCAGTCAGCAACAAGAAACGATTGATAAGGAACGTCGGATAGCAGCAAGCCGCGAACGCGAATTATCGCAGAGCAATAGCGAACTTAGCGACAAACTAGCTCAACTCGAAAAGGAGAGTGCCAATGAGGGGGAAGAGGCTGCATGTTTGCGTACTCGGATGCCTAACAGTGTTGTCCGGTTGCTCGGCGGTACCGCCGCAAACGGTAACGGTGATTAAAACCGTTGTGGAAAAACAGTATCCACCACAAGAGTGGCTTAAAGACTGCCCTGATGCTCAGTTGAAGGGGGAAAGTTTTAAGGATGCAATCGCCCAGAGCGTTGAGCGTGAAGCAGCCATTAAAGCCTGCAATGTTGATAAGAAGTCTCTGCGTGAGTGGGTAGAGGATGAGGATTCACAGGATGACGGGGACTGAGATTAAAGACGTTGTAGTTCCGGTGATCACCGCCATTCTTGGTGCTGGTTTCTGGGGTTTTATGCGGAAGCGGCAGGAAAAGTCTCTTGATGAGGCCAAAGCAGTAACCGAAGAGAAACGGGCTGATGAGGTCATGATTCAGGGGGCGACGTCCGTTGTGGAGTTACAGCAAAAAGTGATGAATCAGCTACAGGAAGACCTTGATAGACGAGTTAAGTCCATTGAGGACCTGTATTCAAAACAATTGGAAAGTGAACGCAGAGAATGGGAACGAGAGCGCCGTAACTTGGAAAGCCAAGTTTCTGAAATGTCTCAGCGATTAGGGAAATTGGAGAACATAAACAAGAGGTTACTGCGAGAAAACGAGTTATTAGTAAAGTGCGATCACTGTATTGCTGAAGCAGCGGCAGTGCAGTAGTAGAGGTTAGCTATGGCTAGAAAATCCACCTACGATTGGTCGAGTCTACTGGCGCTGTTGTTTCAGCGCCAGAAGGATGATCCTAAGTATAAAAACAAAGACTTTGCACAGGACGAAGGGGTGCCGCTTGGCTCGCTTACCCGTGCGCTTACCCAGTACCGAAAAGGTAAGATTGATGTATCGAATAATGCCCCTATTGACCATGAAAGTGATCGAAAAAACGATCTTAATAATGATCGTTTAAGTGATCGTAAAGCCAATAAAAACGCATCAAAAAAAGGTAGTAAAGCCAATAACAAACAACAACTTAAAGGTAATAGCGATCACTCTGACGGGGAGCGCGCGCGCAATAGTGATCGATCGTTTACGCAGTCTGGTGCAAAACGAAATAGAGGTGGTCAGGCTGGAAATGCCAATGCGAGAAAGCACGGGCTTTACTCACAGCACTTAACTGGTGAAATCGCTGAAGCTTATGAGGCTGCGTTTTCTGCTGCAGGTGGTATTGATCATGAACTGGCTTTAGCGCGAGCCAAGTTAGCTGAAGCTTTCCGATTGAAAGGAGAGCAAGAGTATATTGAAAGGCGTATCGCTGAAGAGCAGGCCAGAAAAGCTGAAGAGGTTGTAACTGCCCCACCGCCAAGTGGTGATCCTGATGATGATGGTGTGCCTAATTTCCAGAAGCCGGACTATTTTAATCATGCAGCAATGCGAGCAGAAGCCTTTGAGGACAATATAGGTCCGTTGGGTACCACGATTAAGATGAAGCGCGTTGACTGGGATGCGGTTATAGATCGTTGGATGGGGCGCGTTGCTAACTTGGAATCATTGCGTCAGAAGCTTCTGCAGGGAAGCACACTGACATACAGCGAGCAGCTGGCTATTAAGACGACTGTGTTTAATCAGTTGGCAAATGAAGAGATAGATGCTTTAACCGCTGGACACATGTTAAGTGCGAATGGTCTAGATATTCCGCCTAACCTACTTGCTCAGATCCGCTTTGAGCTTGGTGAAGGTGAAGACGATGATTCAGAGTTGCCTACAGGTGCTGTTACGCCTCAGTTGGTAGAAGAGCGTGAGAAGCAGCTGCAGCTTGGCAATCAGCAAAGCTCTGAAGAGTTCTTATCGTCGCGTATGGCTGAGTTGGATGCGTTAAACGCAGAGGACCAGCATGGCAGCTAGGAACAGAAGTCGGAAGAAGCATAAGCACGCTGCAATAACACTGGATCCTCGTTATCTAGACTTTGCAGCGAGCTATCGAAGTCGACCACTGGCTTTTATCTACGATGTTATCGGGATGAAACCATCGTTTCAGCAAATAGAAGTCATTAACGGGCTTACACCTATCGGGGCGCGTGTGTCTGTGGCCTCTGGTCACGGTACTGGTAAGTCACACCTTACCGCTGCCCTTTGTCTGCACTTCATCATTACGCACCCAGAATCGTTATGTATGTTGACCGCGAACTCGTTAGATCAGGTGACTAACGTTGTCTTCTCGTACATCAAACGTTGTTGGGTGAAGATCTGCCAGCGTCAACCATGGTTAGAGCAGTACTTTGTTATTACGGCCAAATCTTTTTACGCAAAAGGTTACAAGGGTGTATGGCAAATCTTTGGTAAAACCTGTTCTAAGGGCAATGAAGAAGGTTTGGCTGGTCAGCACCGTAGAGACTATATGGTGGTTGTCGATGAAGCGTCAGGGGTTTCAGATCGTGCGTTTGAAGTTCTTCGTGGTGCATTGACCGAAGACAATAACAAAATGCTGCTCATTAGCCAGTTCACAAGGCCAACCGGTCACTTTGCTGATTCTCAGTTGGAGTTAGCAGATCAAGGGCTATACACGGCAATCACTCTTAACAGTGAAGTGAGTCCGTTTGTTAACCTCAAATTCATTCGAGAGAAACGAATTGAGTATGGAGGGGTGAATAGTCCTGAGTATGGTATTCGTGTGTTGGGCGTGTGTCCTGATGATGCAAGCGGATTCTTGATCTCTCGTAGCATGGTTGATAAAGGCTTTGAGGCTGTTATTGAGTTTGCGGACGAATGGGGCTGGGTAGCTGTTGCCGATGTCGCCGGTGGTGAAGGTCGAGATAGCTCTGTGCTCAAGATTGGTAAGGTATGCGGGTTTGGTAGCGAAAGACAAGTTGATATTGTCAAAGCGATTGAAGCACCTGCAGACATGGATGGTGTTCAGTTTGCTCGCTTTATCCATCAAGAAACGTCCGGCTACACCAATATTACTGTCGGTATAGATGCGGACGGGTACGGTTTAACAACCGCGCAAGAGTGTGAAAAGTTGGGTGTAAACGTCACACGTATTCACTGGGGCCGACCTCCACACTCTAATTCTGTTAAGCGTCGTTTCCCGAAAGAGAAAGACTTTGCATGTGTCATGGTCAAAGAGGCGCTTGATACTGGGCGTCTGAGCTTGCATAAAGGTGAGACGAAACAGTTTGAGAAGAAGCTACAGAAGCAGTTCGTTAAGATCCCATATGAATTTGACGAGTTAGGCCGCTGGCGTTTGCTTTCGAAGAAGCAGTTGCGTAGTGAAGGTATCAAGTCTCCTGATATTTTTGATGCAACAGCGTTCTTCTGGTTGGTTGATTATATTCCTGCCGGCGAAGAAAGCGACGGTCAGTCTGATAATGCCATTACTAAAGCTATGGCATTGCTGGGTGAAGAGGATGCAAGCGCTGCAGAACAGGCTATCGCTGCAATAGAAGGTGGTCGTGTAGTCGAGTGTTATGCAGAGGATTACCCAGAAGTCAGGGAAGCTATTCAGTTGGCTTGTGGTGAATGGATAGAGGATGGACTGGAAGAGTACGCACAGATAGGGCTTATGGAAATAGACCGATTGGATGAGTTCTTTAAGTTTTATCAGCGAGCATAAACGGTTATCCCCAAAATAAGGGGATAACCCTGTGTAAAAAATACTCACACTATATACATAGGAACAATGGTCCTAACTGGCTAAATTACGGGCAATGGCTGCGCCATTTTTGGTCTAGCAAGGCGGCGAGGATAACAAGAAAATGTTGTAGAGCCAGCGCATTAGCGTCCGTACTATCGTTGGTGAAAGGTTATCCTTCTTTCAACTCGGTGTAAGACAAAGCCCGCTCCTATGAGTGGGCTTTCTTGTTTCTAACATTTTTTTGTTGTGGTTGGTTAAATGGCTGTCGAACTAAGATGGTCGGGCATTGTTTGCAATGGCGTAGCTTCCCTTAGCTACAAATCGGGGTTCGGTAAGCGGTGATTAGCCACACTGGCTGTCGACCCCAAGCCCATGCCAAGAGCGAACTTGCTATCCCAATGTATAGATTGCACTACCAGTAGGGTATTAGGGTGGCCTCGCAAGGATGCGGGGCATTTTTTATGCAGTTTGTTCTTTTTGTGGAATCAATTAATCAATTAATCAATCAGGAGCTTCACATGTTCACGTTAAAATTCTTTATGGGTGATACACACCACGTATTATCAGCCTCGCATTACGGAGTCTCTAGCCTAAAAGAGCATGTAGAGATAACGATATATCCTACCATGACAACACAGAACGGTATCACATACCGAGTAGGAACTTCGCTTGAGTACCCTCACTTCGATACGTGCTATATAGAAAATAGTGCAGGAAAGACTATCGATCGCTATGGCGTGGGTTGTTCTGGGTGAAGTTTAGATGTTTGTAACCGGTAGTAAGGCCCGCCACTGTGCGGGCTTTTTTAATCTCCCTAATTGCTAAAAGCACGTTTTAGCAATTAGAAAACCCCTGTCACTACTCACATTTCTCTGTTCTACCCTTGACTGATTTACATAATCTTATTATATTCTCGTTATAGCAATTAGAAACGAGGTGAAATCCAATGGCTAGATTGACTGTAAATTTGATTCTAAAAACCATTAGTGAAAAGCATGACATCAAAAGAGAGTACCTTGAAATGTTAAGGTCCTCTGAAGGCTATTACTTCTCTGGCAAATTCCCTTGCCTTCTTTCAGCTGAACTTTGTACTCATATCGAAAAACTAAGTGATTGGGACTTGGAACGATGGGTTGAGCATTTCGACGGTATGGTTAAAGGAGAGGGTTTTAGCTCAACTGACTATAACGCCATGGTCGAGTCGATAGATTGGAGCCTTTAGTGGGGTTATTTACACAATGTTCATTCTTTAGGTAGTGAGCATTAGTAAGTAACCCCGACCAAAGGAAAACATCATGGAAATTGAACAAAGCACAGCGATTAAGTTACGCATCACTGAGATTGAATCTCTCGACCCTATCACCGTATTTTGGAAGACCATGACGCGGGGAAAGGCAAGATCATTATTGAATGCTATGGCAAATCATGGTCTGCGTACTGGGGTGGCATGGGTAGTAAGCTTGCGGACTTCTTTGTTTCTTGTAATCACGAGTACCTAATAAACAACCTCGCCCCTCAGATGGATAAATACGAGCCGGATTTCGACACTTTCAAAGATGAAATGCGCCAAAAGATATGTGAAATGAGAACAGATTCTTATATCAGTAAAGACTTGGCGAGAGAGTTGTATGATGTAGAGGATTGGAGTCAGTACGTTACTGCGAATCCTTACGGGCCATTGAAAAACCCTTGTTTCATTTGCAGTGAAGAGTTTAAAGAGCTGGATTTCGATGTGTTTGATGTCCCTGAGCGAATCACCACTGATTACCGCTACCTGACGCGAATTGTTAAAGCTGTTCAGGGCGCCCTTGTTGAATCAGGTTTGATGAGCAAGGAGGCGGCATGAATCCCAAGCATTTAGATAAGATCAAGAAATGCTTTGATCTCTCCAAGTCCAGCAATCCCAATGAGGCGGCTAATGCTTTGGCGATGGCTCGTAAACTGATGCGCAAGTATGGCCTTAGTGATGAAGACATCGAGTTCATTGAAATGGGTGAGACTACTAGCAAAAGCCGTATCCAACGCAAGCCTGTTGTCTATGTGGGTGTGTTGGTTTCAGAAATAGCCAAGGCGTTTCAGGTTATTCCTATGCTTGAGACTAACTTTGAAGGCTCTTTTCCTCAGTTCATCGGACGTAAAGACGCCGCCATGATGGCTGCATATGCATTTGATGTGCTCTACCGTCAGTTGATGAATGCAAGAAAGCAGTATTTGTCGACATTAAATCCCCGTATGCGCAAACAAAACAAGACTGTTCGTGCTGACCGGTACTGCGAAGGCTGGGTGATCTCTGTTACCGAAAACCTGAAGGCAGAGAAATTGCCCGAAGAGGAAGAGACCCGCATTAAGTCATTCATGAAGCATCAAAGCCAAGGCGGGGAAGAACCGGAGCAGGCGAAGAGTATGCGCCGTAAAGGTGGCAGTCGTGACGATTATCACTCTGGTGTGTTGGATGGAAGCAATGTTCAGGTGAATACACCAGTACATGGCACCGAGCAAGCCAAATTGTCCCATAGTGTAGCGCCATAAAGGCGGAAAGATGATCAAGTGCGGTGAGTTTCGATTTACTGCACCACCAGAGAGAAAGAATATGAAACAAGTCGACCCAATCAAAGATCTGGATGACGTTCGAGCCATCTATAACCGCCTTAAAAAGTGGGGGAATCACAGAGAGTCTGAGCTGGTTATGCTTGGCTGTAATGTGGCATTGCGTATCAGTGACCTGCTAAAGCTGAAGTTTGAAGACATCAAAACTATGCAGTTGGAAGGTGAAGATATTGGTTACGTGGAGCTGGAAGAGAAAAAGACCGGCAAACCAAAGCGTCTAACCCTGAATCGCACAGCCATACAGTGTGTAGAACGCCTAAAAGCGCATAACCCAGAGGCTATTTATCTGTTTCAAGCAACAGGAAACCGTGTAAAGGGCGATCCTAAGCCTGTTAGTCGTCAGTGGGTGTCCACTAAGTTGATTGATGTGAAAGAGAGCTTAGGGCTTGATTACAGTTTGAATACTCACTCACTGCGTAAGACATTCGGTTATCACGCTTACAAGCGCGGCACTGACATTAACGTATTGCAAAAGTTATTCAATCACTCCAGCGTCACGGAGACGTTTAAATACATCGGTATCACGGATGAGCGCGTACGTGATGTTTACCTGAGCATTGAGATCGGACTGTAAGGATAAAAGTCATGACAAAAGTAATCAAAACGCAATCTGAGCTATATCAAGTCCGTCACGATACCTGCGAAGGGTGGGGTGACATCTTCTTAATCTGTGGGAAAGAGTCTGTTAGGGTTGCAATCAACTCTGATTATGGCACGTATTCTCATAACTGGACCCATTGCGGCGGAGATCCAAAGGAGTTCTTAACTCAAATGGATTTTGACTACTGCATGAAGAAGCTCACCAACTATAAGCATTACATTGCGGATCCTGAGCAATACCCCACTGAAGTGAAAAAATGCATCCTAGAGTCTCGTCAGGCGGAGCGCTTGACCAAAGACGACGCGAGGGAAGCATGGGAAGATATGTTATGTACTGAGCACAATGAAGGCGACCTTTACTACAAAGAACTTGTTGACCATCCATTGTTTAATAATGTATTTGGTGACTATGAATACCTCCCTTCAGCAAAGAAAGTAGATCCTTGTTGTCAGGATTTCTGGGATAAAGTCTGGGTTCCATTTGTTGGCCAGTTGAAAGAAGAGTTATCAGAATCAAGCGAGGCTGCATGATATGAAAGGTAATCAGTACACGCATATTATTGTTGACGAGTGCCAGCATATGGACCAAAGGTTTAAACGTTCCCGTATTAGCAGTGCAATGAGTGGTCAAATGGAAATGTCGTATGACACCTCAATGAAAAGAGCAGCCATAGAGGCAGGAAGAGATACAGGCAAGCCTTTATTGAGAAGGGCCATGCTTGATATTGAGTTTGCAAAGGCGCCTGAGTCACCGCTCTTTGATTTTAACCTTGCTCAAGAGTCTATGAAGCAGCAAATTTACGACGCCATGGGTGTTCCAGAGAGGCTTCTTGGTCAAACGACAGCTTCAGGGGGGAGCGATGTGTTTACACGCTTGGAGCTTGGAAAAGAAAAGGAGTGGGAGTTTAACTATGACTCAATAGCAAAGGTGAGCCTTGATATTGAGCACAGTATGAACCACACAGAAGCTGTAAAGTTTATAACATGGCTTACATGCAGCATCCGACAGTTTGGGTTCACCTCTTTAGAAGAAGCGAGAGAAGCTGGCTACAAGTTTTTAACGCTTGAGAGTTTGGCGTTTCGTAATCCATTTGATACGAAAAAAGAGAAAGAAGTTGTTATTTTAACGCCAATGGGAGACAAATTTGATAGCTATGTCATTACAGAACGAGCTTTGCTGGCTGCGAATGCGCTTTTTGATAAGGAGGTTGATTGATGGATATAGGACGGATGGCTTTTCTTCTTAAACACCAAACCTTTGCGTTGCGCTACCAAGTTCTACGTAAGATGAAAAAATTGAAAATAGACTGGCTAATGACGAAGGGGGAGGTGAAAGTGAAGGGATTACGTTATCAAAAAAGAATTAAACTCCTACCTTTTCTTTGGGTGAATATTTCCAAGTCTAACTTTTCAATTACCATTGGAAACCGATTTATTAAATTTAATATAGGTCGTCGTGGTATTTGGTTTAGTGGCTCATTGGTTGGGACAGGCTTGTCTTTTAGAAAGAAAGTGCCAATAAAGAGCAATAATAAAACGTAAATAGAAAGAATTAAAACAAATACCCACCTAATACCAAAAGGGTATCAAGTGGGTATTAAATAAAAGCCCATTAAGGATATGATATGTCAGTAAAACAAGCAGAGAAAAACAAACGCAGACAAGCGAGAAAGAAAGCAAAGGCAAAGGTTGTTAAGTCGGCAGCGCCAGCACCAGAGCAGAGCGTTATAGATAGCGTCCGTCCTCGTTTGATCGAGTACATTCAAAGTGAGCAGAAATATCTGGATGTATTTGCGTCTCTTGAGCGAGGACAGGTTTATCTAGTAGCGACAGAAGGGCCGGACACTAAGCACATGGCGCTAACAGAGCAGGAATACCTTAGCTTAATGCCTAAAGGTGACAGAGAAGCGTTGGCGACACAGTTTGCATTGTTGACCACTGAAAAGGTTGTCGGGTACACAGAAGACGATACAGGCTTTATGACCTACTGCTTCACGGAAGATGAAGTGCTATAACCTCTGATATTTTTGTATAGATGCTTGCTGGATGGCAGCGGTGAATAATGACACCGTTCACTTAACATTCAGGAGCATCTATGAACACCTTCCTCGCCTCATTAAAGGCAAAACTCAGCAAGTGCTGGTTCTTCGTCCGCTACACCGATAAGCTGCCGTCTTGGCAAGCGGGTAACGCTCGTCTCTTCTTGATCACCATCCGCAACACCAAATCCCATGATGTTGGGATCCTTGAGCATGAAAAATGTCACGTTAAGCAGTGGTGGGCACTCTTCTTACTCATGTCTGTTATCGGCTGGCCTGCGCTGTACTTCTTCTACACCGATCCGGTGCTCATGATTGTCAGTGCTGCGATCGTCGGATTGGCGCCAGCGCTCCATGCGTTTTTGTATCTGTTGGTGCGACCGTACCGCCAATGGGCCGAAGTTCAGGCGTACCGCATTCAGATTGAGCGGGGTGGTTATAGCGACAATCGCTTTGCCATTCGGGCGTTGATGAACCCTAAATATCGACTAAAACTCACAGAGTCAAAAGCTGCAGCGTTGCTGGGCCTCTGACAACAAACTTGTGTTGTGCTGATAGGCGGGGAAACCGCCTATATTGGCTAAGTTATCGTCATGTATAGGGAATCACAATGAGTACAATTCAGGTAATTATGTTCTGCTTAATGTCATGGTTTTTTATGACGTTGGGTGTTTATTTATGTGTGGGTTTATTTGGCAAGAAAGAGCAAGTTAAAACCCTTCGACCGTTTAAAGAGTTCAGTATTTCTTATTTATTGGTCATGCTGGTTATCTTATTTCTAACGCCAGAAAGAGACGTGTTAAAACAATTACTATGGAGTCCGACACAGGGCTATGAAGCAATAGGAACGCTATCGGTTCTCTTTATGCTTTTTTATTCCATTACATTAATTATAAGTCATTTGGTGGGCCATTCTCCCACGGCTAATAATATTCAACTTCGTTCTGGTGAAGCCTTTCTGTTATTTCGTGGTGGTAACAATGAAAAGCGATATCTATCCATTGATGTGCGAGATATGGCGTCGGTATTACGTTCTAAGCGGTCGTTACTTGCCGAAATACAGGGGAGTGAAACCCTGCTCGATGCGACCTGCCGGATTCAAGATCAGTACGAACAGGGCGGTTATGATTTGGTGATCGTCGATACCACTGGAGCTGGGTATGCCTTGCGTGAAACACTGAAAACCCATTTGACCCGTATTCCGGTTGTGGGAGCACTGCCTTCTGGTCCCGTGTCGGATTATCACGTTCTCCCCGCTTAATCCTCATTATTGAACAAAAAGCCGCCTACGGGCGGTTTTTTATTGTCACCAATAAATACCCGAACAAAACCACAAAATAAAACAGTTACCACGTCACTTTGTGGGTGAGTGAAAATCACCTCCTTACCTCTCAATTTCTGAGAAGTGTCATTCTCGGAAATTGACAAATTAACCTTTTTCAATCAATATGGTTGCATATTGTAAGAAGGACCCCGACCGATGGCACAATCCGAAAGCCCTAAAATTGACAGCAAGCTCATCAATAGCGATTGGTTTATGAACCCAGTAGATTTGCCTACCTACAAATCCGAGTACACAAAATGGTTGTCTCAAGTTTTGAAGAGAACCACCAAAACACACATTTGTCGATTGGTGGGTTTGAGCATACTGATTGTTGCACCATTCATGCAGTTTCTGACTTAACAGGCTATTCAATACCCAACATTATTTATCGGCTAAAGCGAAAAAAAGAACATGAGACTTGGCTCGTTGTGACGGGAGAAAAGAGCATACCTGTGTTTTCAAAGTCTCAGGTTGTGAAGGTTGTTAAAAAGGAGGCGTTTGCTAAGGAGTCTTCAGTAACCATAGCTAAGGCTGAGGTTCTAATGGGCATACCTCTCGCTAAGTTAAAGAGAATCTTCTATAACCCTGAACAGTACTCCAAAGATAACATGGAGAAGTATGAAACCCTTTTGCCTTTGGTCTACCTCCCACTTTCAGGAAAGTGGCAAGTTGATCTTAGCAAAATTGAGCTGTATCTGAAGAATTACGGTGATGAGAAAAAGTTATTATCTAGTGAGCATGAGTAATTTAGATGACTGAAAATCAGCTTTCCCTGCTTGGCGACTTTTCCGGTGTAAGGCCGGATGACGTTAAAACCGCCATACAGGCAGCACAAAAGAAAGGGATTAATGTTGCAGAGAACGAACAGTTCAAAGCGGCGTTCGAGCACCTGCTTAATGAGTTTAAGAAACGGGAAGAGCGTTATTCTCCTAACACATTGCGTCGGCTTGAAAGTGCATGGACCTGCTTCGTTGACTGGTGCCTTAGCCACCAACGACACTCATTGCCGGCGACGCCTGATACGGTTGAAACATTCTTTATAGAACGGGCAGAAACGCTGCACCGGAACACGCTATCTATCTACCGTTGGGCGATCTCCCGTGTTCACCGTGTGGCGGGTTGTCCAGATCCTTGCCTTGATATTTATGTGGAAGACAGGTTAAAAGCCATTTCACGCAAGAAGGTGAGAGAGGGTGAGACCATCAAGCAGGCTTCCCCATTCAATGAAGAGCACTTATTGAAACTAAGCACGTTTTGGTATCGCAGTGACAAGTTACTGCAGCGTCGTAACTTGGCTTTGTTGTCCGTGGCCTATGAGTCCATGTTGCGAGCCTCTGAGCTGGCAAATATTCGTGTTAGCGATTTAGAGTTAGCAGGGGATGGCACCGCGATACTGACTATTCCAATCACTAAAACTAACCATAGCGGCGAGCCGGATACCTGTATTCTCAGTCAAGATGTGGTCAGTTTGCTGATGGATTACACCGAAGCTGGCAAGCTTGATATGAGTGGCGAAGGCTTTTTGTTTGTGGGTATTTCTAAACACAACACCTGCATTAAACCTAAGCAGGATAAGGAAATGGGCGACGTTATTAATAAGCCTATCTCTACCAAAACAGTAGAGGGCGTGTTCTATGCAGCGTGGCTAACTCTTGACTTAGAGCGTCAAGGAGTCAAACCGTTTACCGCACATAGCGCTCGCGTGGGTGCTGCTCAGGACCTGCTTAAAAAAGGCTATAACACATTACAGATCCAACAGTCTGGCCGCTGGTCCAGTGGGACCATGGTAGCGCGGTATGGTCGAGCTATTTTGGCGCGTGATGGTGCAATGGCGCACAGTCGTGTCAAAACACGCACTGCACCGATGCGCTGGGGTTCAGATGATTCAAGTTAGTATTGATTGAGTATCTAAGAGGTATTTATTTGATATTGGTCAGGTATTGGCTTTATTTTTGACCGAACAAACGAACGCTGTTCGTTCGTGTATTGTGTTTGTTCGGAATGGTGCTTATACTTTAATCAGTTTTTAAGGGGAGCTAAACAATGACAACGACGACTTTAGCAATTTCGCCGTAAACCCTCGCCCGATGAGGGCGGGGATATAAGGCGTAAGACGCGATAGCGTCTTAATCTGGGGTTGATTGACTTTCCACATAAGCTTTTAATGTTTCAATAGTCGCACCGCCAGCAGTGCAAGCAAAGTATGAACGAGACCACAGGGCGGAGCTTTTGCTCTGCCTTGTAAGGTGCGTGTTTTGTAGTCGTAGCATACGAGATGAAACTGCTTTTAAGTTGTTAACCATTACGCTGATTGAAAGTTTTGGAGGGTATGAGATCAGTAAATGAACGTGATCCTGTTCACCATCCATTTCTATCAATTCGCATTCGAGTTTTACACACGCTGACTCAAAAACTTCCCTTAACTGTTCGATCATAACTCCAGTAAACAACTTGCGTCTGTACTTCGTTGTAAATACCAGATGAACAACCAATTTGCTCACGCTGTGCCTTTTTCTG